GGGACATCCTGGCCGCACGCGACTTCATCTACGGGCTGGTCTCCAAGTTTGAACCGGGCACGCCGGACACTACGGACAAGCTCGACAAGCTGACCCGCGCCGCGACGAAACGCTGGGCGAACTTTCCTGCGGAGATGGAGAAGGCCCGTGAGCGCGAGCAACGGTTCGCGGCAGCGCGCCATGCCCGCAACATCGGTCGTCCCGTTCCCGACGCGCCACTGGAGGCACCGCCCGGAATGGAGGATGACGAAGAGCCGGTGGAGCTTCCGCCGCTCGAACAAGTGCCGCCGCCACCGCTGGCGATCCCGCCAAGTGAACGCGGCCGTACGCTCCCAAAAGAAGCGCCAACTTCGGTGATGGGAAAGGTGACTCCACCGGGGCAGCGCGGACGACAATTGCCAAGCCAACAAAAACGCAGAGAAGAGAGTGTAGTTAGAACGACATTCGCAAACGCTATGAACGCCACTATTGACACAACTGATGCCAAACTCGCCCTGAAGATCGTCGAGGAAATGATCGACGACACCAAGGAAGAGATGCTTGATGACGGCGCTGATGAAGCGCCTCCAGCCGCCCCCGAACTGGACTCGATGGAGCCGCCTGTGAGCGACAGCGCCGTTGGTGCTGACACCGAAGGTGCGACTGCCCTCGGCCTGCTCGGCGACATCGCCGGTTCCCTCCAGACCCTCGTCACGGCGCTCGCGCCGGAAGAAGAGGAAGTTCCTGAAGAGGGCGCACCGGAAGGTGAGGCTGAAGAAGTCGATCTGCTCGACGCACCCGAAGAGGAAGAGGACGGAGCACCGTCTGAAGCCGCCGAAGGTGACAAGACTGAGTTCCCTGCCAGCTAACTCTCACGATTATGCAACTCCCAGGCGAATACTCGCACCCGCTGGTGCGAAAAACGACGGTCCTTTGTCCGGCCATCTCCGGCTATGTGACGGCGCGGCTGCAAGCGCAGGACGCCCGTATGCCTGCGATCTCCGGCGTCCAGGACACCGCGAATGTCACGCTGGAAAACATCGGCACCACCGTCATCACGATTCAGTTGCAGACGACCAACGACCGCTCCATCTCTGGAGCGCGTGCGTTCTGCGGCACGTCCGTGACTCTGGTGGCTGGCGGCAGCGACACCAAGAGCCTCACGCCGTTTCAGTCCTACCTGGAGGTCAAGTGTACCGGCCCGTCCGCTGCACAGGGCAGCCTGCGTATGCAGATTGATTCGCAGCGGCGCTGGCAGCAGCTCGGCTTCGACAAGGGCGATCCGTTTTATCCTCCGCAGTTGTTCCAGGCCAAGACAACGCCTGGTCCGCTCTGACACTCTTACGGGGTTGGATGGTTTGTTTGGAAACCCTCGCTTGGACGGCGAGGGTTTCTTTTTACCGCACCTTGTTCGGATCTCTCACCACCGAGAAGGTCTTGCTGGCAGCCTGCGGCCCCGCGCCCTTGGTAAGCTGGGATGATCCAAACTCCGCGATGTTCACGTCCTGCCCCGGTGCCTCCTGCTCGCTGCGCAGCGCCCGCTGACCGTCCGCCACCGTCTTCTGACCGCCCAGGAGGTTCAACAGCTCGCCGCGCTGCATGATGTAGGTCGAGCGGATGGCATTCTTGCGGATGTTGTGGCTGGCCTCGGCCACGAACCAGAGGCCGCTCCAAGGGGTGGTCTTGTCGGCTGCCGGAGCGAGCACCACGCGCACGATGTCCCCGGCATGGAAGACGATCTTGTCCAGCTCCATTGAGAGCTTGAAGCACTGCATCCGGGCGTTCTCATACGTGTTCTGGGCGATGTTCACCGCCTCCTCCACGCCATTGATGCTGTGATGGTAGGGGACGTTGATCTGCGCCCCAGGGACGGTCGAGTAGTCCGGGATGACGTTGGCAAAGCGCAGCGCCCGATCCGGCGCGGCCACCACCTCCCTGGTCTCGCCGGTCAGCGGATTGTAGGTGATGACGAACACGCCCGCCGCCCCGTGCTCGATCATCATCTGCGAGTTGTCGTTCTGCGTGATGCTCGCGCCGTTGGCCCGGTAGTATTCCAGCTCGTACGCCTGCCCCTGATAGTCCGGCGTGTGGAAGTGGAGCACGCCATCGCGCATGTAGAAGAGGTAGTTGCCGCGCCCCTTGGAGTTGGCCGCACGGCGGATGAGCCGCCTGCGCACGAAGCTCGCATCGTCCTGGGACGCCTGGATCATCAGGAACTCGCCCACGGTCGGTTCAATCACCACGTCGCGGATCTGATTCTCGGTGGCGATCTGCTGCACGATGCTGCTGATGGTGCCGCGCCGTCCCTGGATCTTGGTGGGCAGCCCCAGGGCATAAATCTCGTCCTCGGTGGTCAGCTCCAGGAAGTGGCCTGCGGTCCTGCCCACGCCCTCCGGCACCCCAGCCGGGTTGGTGATGCGGTGGAGCTGCCAGGGCTGCCAGGCGATGCTGCCCGGCTGGCCGATGCCAAAGCGGAAGCGGAGCTGCGGGATGCCGCTGAAGGACGCCTTCCTCAGAAACTTGTTAAAGTAGTCCACGCTCAGGGTCGTGAACTTGTGGATGTAGCGGGAGTTCGCATACACCGACTCAAAGAGCAGGTTTGACGAGGGCGTGATTGCGCCCGGTGCAAAGGCCAGCGGCTCCGAGTCCGGCACGACCAGCTCGTACTCGGTGTGCGCAGAACCTTCGACGTTAGTGAGGACTTGAATGGCCACGCTTAACTAGGACTCGCTCTCCCACTTGATGTTCAGTGCCAGTCCGTAGGAGGCGACGAGCACCTTCTTGCACTTGAGGCATGGGCATTCCACCAGACCGTCCGGGCGGCGCTTGAGGTCCGACAAGACTCCGGTGTGGGAGCAGACGCCCTGTTTGAGCCTGCACAGCATATTTTTGGTCCACAGCACCATCGCTCTAGTTAGAACATGAAGTACACAGACCGCAAAGAGTTCCTCTACGACATGGCCCTGGCTGGACGTGGTGACGTGGCCACTGCAATGAAGATCCACAAGGACTACGTGCAGAAGATGTCACCCATGCCTGCACCAAAGTTCCTGGAGGTGGACCGGGCCAGCAGCCAGTTCGACGCGCTCTGGCACATGCCCCTGGACAGCCGCACGCATTTCAGCCGCGAGATCGACATCAAGTGTATTGTCCAACAGGAACGCCCCGACTGGAAGCTGACCAAGGTCGGCATCGCCCCGCAGCAGAAGAGGAAGTTCACGATGGACAACCTGCTGCTCCAGGAGGCCGACTACTTTCCGCAGCGCGGCGACCTCATCTTCTACGACGGCTACCGCAACCTCATCGTCAATGTCGTGCTCGAACCCAACGGCTTCTGGAACCAGACCAACGTCTGGCTCGGCCTCATCTGCGAGACGATCATTCCTGTTGACGGGGATGCCAGACCTTTGACAAACGTCGGAGAAGCGGTGCCCGCCGAGAAGACGCTCAGCCGCCCGGTGCCTGAAGCATGAACGACGAGCTGGGCCTGAACAAAGACTTGCGCGAGGCGCTCAAGGCGGACTTGAACGCCCTGCTCGACGAGAAGCGCGATGCCTGTGCCAGCGTGCTCAAGCAATACATGCTCGACAATCTGCGCGTCACGGATGACCCGTCCCTGGCCAAGCGGATGGAGGAGTTCAACAAGCGCATCGACACGATGGTTGAGACCATGACGCTCGACATTGACGACAAGAAGGGCGAGGCAGTAGTTAAGGCGACCGGCTCTGGTGAGGACACCTGGAAGACAATTCTGAGGGGTTCCGACTGGTTCATGCCGGTGCCCAATGCGATGGAGATAATGCTGTCGCCGCTGTGCCAGTAGTTAGATGCAACGATAAACATTTTACGAACATGAACAAAACGCCCATCAGCAAAATCCTCCAGGAAGCGGCGAGCAACAACCGCACGAGCGAAAAGAGCTTCATCACTGAAGCCGTCAACCGCATCCTCGGCGAAGACATCAACAGCGGCGACACCGTTGCCGTGGTGGAAGATCCCATCACCGGCCATCATGGCGTCAAGGGACGCGTGCGCGGCGTATCCTGCAAAGGCTCCGGCTTCATGGACGTGGAGCTTGAATCCGGCGTCACGCTGCCGATGCAGTCCAGTCTTTTGGTCAAGGTCTAGTCCCGTGCTCAAACCGGCGAGCGGCCAGGCTTCGCGAGAGCCTGGCCGCTTTTTATTGTCGGTCGCGTACTTAGGTCATGCCGACAGATGCCACTCTGAATGTTAGGTCGGGGCAGCTTGGTTCGCAGTCGATGCGATACCACGAGCTTCACCTGGCCCGATGGTTCAATCGCTGGGCGTACGTGCGGGAGGGCTACCCGGTTCCAACCGTCTTCGGTGCTCCGATGGACGCGTTCAGCCACTTCAAACAGTTGTGGGCTGACACCAACAATCCGTTCGCCTACCTCTTCGCGCTGAAGGACGCCAAGGGCACGCCGCTCTACGAGCCTCACCCCAGCCCCGTTCGCTACCCGCTCATCTCGGTCTTCCGCAAAGGCTGGAAGTATCGCACGAGCCAGAACTTCTCCATCCACCGCTGGGCGCGCATCAACTGGCCGACCGTCTCAGATGACGTGAGCAAGTGCGACCTGGGCAACGTGACGACGAGCCGGATGCCGATGGCCTTCGACTATCGCTTTCAGATCGATCACTTCTGCTCGCGCCCGGACAGCCAGGCATTTTTCATTGACGCCTTCTTCGACGAAATGTGGCGCACGGGCGGCGTGCTCCAGACCTGGATTCCAATCGAGTATCCAGGATGGGGCGAGCAACTGGTGCGGGTGTATCTCGATGGCGACATCGACAGCACCACGCCGGAGGAACCGGCTGACGGCTCGCAGGTCGAGTATCGCACCACGATCAACGTCGTGGTCGAGGGCTTCAAGGTGGACCTGAAGTTCAAGATCCTCCCCGCGCTGTGGACGCTCATCACGGGCTACGGTGGTGTGGACCCGCGCCGACTCAGCGAAGACCTGCGCGCCCATCCCAACAACGTCACGCTCGACAGCCGCGACAACGTGCCGGACGGAGCGGAGTGTGCCCGCGCCAAACAGAACCTGGGCGAGCCTGAAGTCTTTGAGGTGCTGCCGGACACGATGATGCCGGTGACGGCATTCGGCACGCCCGCAATCTCCCTGGTTCCAGTGAGCTTTGGTGCGCTCAACAGCACGCTCTCCGCACTCACTTTGTCGGGTGCTGGAATTGTGGAAGAGGGCGGGAATTAAATTGAGCGAGAACGAGTGCGTAGTTATGTCGTCCGAACATTTGAACTGAGACGAATATGGCCATCACAGCTAAAACTTTCCCCGGCGTTTATACGCAAATCCGTGACGAGAGCTTTCTGCCTCCGGCGACGAGCCGGTTTCGTCTCGGCATCATCGGCGTAGCGAGCAAGGGTCCGTTCAACGTGGCGACTGCCGTGCGGTCTCTCAAGGAGTTCCGCCGCCTGTTCGGTCGCCCGCTGACCACGACCTACGACGACGATGGCAACCCCGAAGGCAACGGCTTCTTCCTGGCCGACACCTGCTCCATCCTCGCCGACCTCACGGATGCCGTGACCGTCGTGCGCGTGGGCAACCAATACACCGAGGTCGAGAACGGCGCAGCGTCCGGTCTCACCGGCAGCTACACCTTTGGCTCGGCCAAGGCGGCGCAGTTGGACCCGGCCCTCTCGCCCACGGGCGACGTGTATGTCCGCCTGGCGGAAGCGTCCAAGGCGACCACGGCCAACGCCCGCGTCATTGCGGTCAACGGCACCAACGTCACAGTCTCCACCTCCACGCCTGCGCTCCAGGACAGCTACACGAGCGCCACGGTCGGCCTGTCCTACTACGAAGGCGCGGCCAATAGCGCGGAGAGCGTGCTCTACGCCTACACCTACGGCACCAACTCCTCCAGCTCGGTGGACGCGGCGCTGACCACGTTCGGCACGATTGTCGGCACCAAGAACGCCTTCCAGTTCACGGTCCAGAACAACCCGGCCAGTGTTGAGGTGGGCGCGGTTTACAAGATCAAGGAGACCAACAAGGACTCCACGCACGAAGTCCGCGTGAAGAGCGTCGTGGACAACACGGTCCTGCTGGAGACCTCTGACCTGACCCGCGCCGGTTATCAGGCGCTGCCGCTGGCTGACAACTACGAGTCCGCCCGGCTCTACAAGGTCACCGGCCATGTGGCCTTCCTGTATCTCACGGCGGCATCCGAAGGCGAGTGGGCCAATGGCTCCTCCGTTGGACGCGGCCTCTACGTGGGCGTGAAGCCCGGCTCGCTCGCAGGCACCAAGAAGTTCGAGGTGTATGAGGACGGCGCGCTGGTCGAGACCATCGACAATCTCTCGGATGACCCGGACTCGACCGACTACTACGTCGAGCGGATCAACGGCCTGAGCCAGTACATCAACATCAGCCAGGTGAACGACGCGGTTGAGCTGCACGCGGCCAACACGGCGGCTCCGTGGGATGCGACGCTGGCCACCACCAACCTGGCGGTCACGCCCAAGTCGATGCCCTTCGGCACGATCAACGGCTCTGGCACCACGGGCGGCTCGTTCGTCACTGGCTACAACGGTGCGAACGCACAGGACACGGACTTCGTGGGCGACATCGACCCCATCGACGACAGCCTGACCGGCCTCAAGGCGTTCGAGGACGTTGACAACCTCCAGGTTGACGTGATCGCCGCGCCGATGAACGACATCTCCATCTCGGTCATGCAGGAGATGCGCCGGGTGGCCAAGAAGGTCAACGCGGTCGCCATCTGCGACGTGCCCGCTGGCATCAGCGCCCGCAACGCGGTGGACTGGCACAACGGCACCGGCAGCTATGCTGGCCGTGGCCGCATCGACGACCCGAACCTCGCCGTTTACTGGAACTGGCTCTCCATCTCTGATCCGTTTGAACCGTCCTCGACCAAGCTCGTGCCGCCTACCCTGGGCGCGCTGCGCTGCATGGCGTTCACGTTCAACCGCGACAAGCCCTGGTATGCCGCTGCCGGTGAAATCCGTGGCAACATCCCCGAAGCCCTGGGCGTGCAGTATCCCAAGGTCACCGAGGACGTGAAGTCCGCGATGTATGGCAACGGCCAGTCGGTGAACCCGATTCTGCTCACCCGTGGCCGCATCCTGGTCTATGGCGAGCGCACGATGCAGATTGCCGAGTCGAAGCTCTCGGTGGTCCACAATGTCGTGCTCATCAACTACACGGTCAGCGGCCTGGCAGACATTGGACGCCGGTTCGTGTTCGACCCGAACGACCAGGAACTGCTCGTGCAGATCCGCCTGGCCTTCTCGGAGTTCCTGGACAAGATCAAAAACGAGCGCGGCATTGAGGAGTACAACCTCCGCGTGGATGAGTCCAACAACACGGCTGACACCCGCAACCGCCGTGAAGTCATCGTTGACCTCTCTGTCATCCCGACCGATTCCGCAGAGCGCATCTACATCAATGCGGTGGTGCGCGAGAGCGGTGCTCAACTCAACTCGACAACGTAATCTCTTATGCCACGCCTAGCGTTCAAAAACACGTTTGGTTCCCAGAACAGCAAGCTCGACTTGCAGCGCGTCGATCTGTTCAAGCTCACCCTCGTGCTGCCCTCGGCACTGGGAATGGACTGGCGCGAAAACGTCGAGTTCGCCATCGAGAAGTTTCCGTTCCCCGACCGCCAGATGGACCTCCATCCGCTGAAGTACATGCAGCACACCAACTGGCTGCTGGGCGGCGACGCGGCCCGTGGTCCGGTCGAGATTCCGGTGCGCTATGCCTTTGCGCAGCGCACGGCGGAAGCCCTGGAGAAATGGCTGTGGCTCTGCTCCAACCCGCTCACGGGCGGCGTCGGCCTCACCACTGAGGTCAAGGCCAAGGGTCTGCTCCGCTGGCTCGTGCCCAACATGCAGCGCCAGATCCAGGACATCCGTGGCAACGCGCAGCCGACTGAGAACACGCTCAACGAAGGTCTGGCCCTCCAGTTGGAAGGCTGCATGATCAAGGGGCTGAAGTTCCAGGACGCGAGCATGACTGAATCGACGCCGGTCAACCTGACGTTCACCCTCTCGGTGGATGACTGGTATCCGGTTGACCTGAACAACATGCAGGTCACGCAGTAATGGCTGCCGCCATTCTCATTCTCAAGCTGGACGCCCCGCCTGCCGACGCAGCCGGGGCGGCTCCGCAATGCCAGGACTGTGGCTGCGGAGAATGCGAGTGCGGCCCCGCAGAGGTAGAGGCGGCTCCAGCGGACTTGGGCCAGGTCAAGTATTGGTCCGCGAACGCAGGCCAGTCACCGGCCAGAGAGGCAGTGATCGATGCGGTCGAGTCCATCCACCGCCAGAAGAAGAGTGACGTGAAACGCGAATTGCTATGAGGCCAAAGGGACAGGTCTTCATCTCCAAAGTTGTTGATGGTGCCGGAAAGCACATCGCGCTCGACCGTGCCATCAAGTATGGCTGGGTCAAGGGCAAGCTGACCGAGGAGGGCATTGATGTCGGCTCGAATCTCTTCGTCGATAACGGTCGCCAGCTCATCGCCTATGCCTTCGGCTTCCGCAGCCCCATCCAGGATTACGTCTGCTCCAAGTTCGGCGTGGGTACCGGCACCGTGGCAGCCAAGGTGACTGACGTGGCGCTCCAGTCGCCCGTGACGCTCGCCAGCGGCCAGACCCTGGCCAACGTGGACACCATCGACTTCCTGACAGCGTTCGTCGTGCGCGTGGCGTTCACCCTGGGCCTTTCGGACGCCAACGGCTACGCGGTGACCGAGTTCGGCCTCTTCAGCGGCAACAACACGCTCCTGGCGCGCAAGGTGCGCAGCGTGGCCATCAACAAGACTTCTGACTTCAGCCCAACCATAACCTGGCGTCTTCGCTTCTAACTCCTATGAAACCCCTCTTCCATGTCCAGCCCGTCAACAAGACCATCTGCCAAGCCCTGGGTGAATCCTACGAGGAAGCGGTGGAGCAGAAGCTCGGTGAGCTGAAGACCAAGTTCATCGCCCGGATGACCCGCGCCGGTAAGCCCGACCCGGAAGGTGACTGGCAGCGCGCCGAGGCGACCTACCGCAACATGCTCCAGAACGACCCTGACGTTCGCAGTCAGATGCAGAACGGCCAGCGCAATCAGGGAGGCCAACAGCAGGCTCCGTCAGCGCCTGCTCCAGCCGCAGGTGGCGGCGGTGGACCTGCCTCCATCGGCAAGGAAATCTACGGCCTGGCGGATCAAGTCCGCAGCTCAGTTGGTCCTGAAGTGGAAGGGACGATCCACCAGATCATGCAGCTCGCCATGCAACTGACGCAGGGCGCGGGCGCGGCTAGTCAGCCTTGAGCGCCGCGACGAGTTCCTGGAAGCTCCTGTCTCCAGTGAAGCTCGACGCATTCTCGATGTGGTGGTTCTCGACGTTGTGAACGAAGTCGTTCGCGGCCTGAATCACCCTCTCCGCCCGGCCCGACATCGCGTGCAGTGACGCGGGCCACTTCAAGGCGTCCTTCATCCTGTTCCCCATCTGTGCGGCCTGGGCACTCTCCAGCGTGGACGTGCCGTAGGTGATTACCTGGTCGCGCTTGCCATCGTGGGCGAGGATGACGACGTGGGTTAGGCCGAACTCTTTGGCGAGTTCCTTGGCGGTCTCGAATTCAATATCACTCATAGGGGTGGAATGCGGCCGTACCGGCAGAGCTGCCACGGTGCGTGCAGCAGAGCTGCTGGCCGTTGTGCGTAACGATGTCGCCTACCTCGTAGGCATTGGTGAACACTGGCTCGAAGGTCAGGATGCCGAGATGCTTGATGACCGGCCAGGTGTCGATGTCACACTGGATGGCTTCGAGGTCCGGCTGCCGGAGACAGTGAAGCTTGATGTGAGTCTGGGTGGGAGACCGTTTGACCACTTCAATCGTGCAGTCCTCGACAGCGAAGATGGAGGCCAGGAGGAACTCAGCCTGGAATGCGAGCTGTTCCCAGTCAGCAGGGACGTGGAGCAGCTCAGTCTTTGCGTCGCCCATACTTCCACTCCAAGAGCCACTGGATGCCAACGACAAGGGTCGTGATGAGGATCAAGACTCCTGCCTGTGCCCACCACCAGTAACGGCCTCGCTCAATGCCTGGAGATGACATGGAAATGACGAACGCGATGAGCCAGCCAAGGTAACCGAACTTGGCCAGCTTCATGTAGCGCCAGAGGCGGGCAATCATGGTTGGTTCGACTTTGAGACTTTGTTAGGGGCCACCGTGCGCGTTGCATTGGTCAACACTGTGACCACACCAGCCTGCTGTTCCGGCCAGGTGGCCACAGTGTAGTAGCGGTTATCAGGCACGCGGCAGGTTTGACGAACTTCTCCGTCAGTCTTCAACGGGTCTGCCAGGTAACGTAATAGTAAATCAGCCGACAATCTCATGCAGCCTTTGGTCTGGTGCCTTCTACCTTCTCCGCAAAGCACTCCTTGCGGTTCTTGCCGGTCATGCGCCAGTGGAAGTTGCGGATGAGCTGGCCACCTGCATTACGAACCACGCCGCTGGTGAGGCCAGCCTCGACCACGATGAAGTACTCGTTGCTCCACTTGATGAGATCACCTGACTTGAACGGGGGCTTCTTGGTCGGAACCCAGCCAGCCCAACGCTTGCAGACGCGGTGGACGTTCTGTTTGGTCATGCCGCCCAGGCGACGGCCCACTTCCTTCATCGGCAGGGTCTCAACCAGCTCAAGAATCTTCCGGTGCTCCACGCTGGGCTGGTCGTACGGGCGACGGCCCTTGGCACGTTTGGAGATGCGCGCCTTGCGCGCCCACACGGACACAGTGGACTTGGACACGCCCTTTTCCTTGGCGATCTGCTTGGTCGTCTTCTTGTTGGCCTTGTAGTCAGCCAACGCGCTCAACACATCATTCTCAGTTGTATTTGTCATACGATTTACACTACTTACTCACAAGAAATTCACAACCCATGCAAGTCAACAATTAAGGATTTTCTGTTGAGGACGGGGTGCCATTACTTGTCTTCCGATGAGCAGGACCGGCTGAAGATTGCCTTGATCAGACTGGTGGCAATGCACAGTGGCAGGGTCATCGGTAAAGTCAGAACGAGCCACTTCATAAAGAAGAACGCCGTGTAGGCCGCAGCAGGCAGCAGCACCCAGGCGTAGAGCCAACCCTGGCTGTACACTTCGATGTCATACTCGAACGCGGCCAGGAGGATCTTCAGGTAGGCGACGAAGATGTCAGAGGCAGTCATGGCTTTTGAGCTAGTTGTTCAGCGATCTCAGCGTTCAACGTCTTGAGCAGTTCGTTCAGGTCATTGCGAAAGTCCGGGCACGGGAGGATGACCGGCGACTCCGCGATTTTACAGAGAACCGAGAGGTCGTCCATCGTTAGCCGCCAGGTCGTGAACGCCGGGTTTTCTCTTTCAGCCAGACAGCCGTCAACCGTAAGACACTGGGCCTTTGCGTGGTCGATGCCGAGCTTGTTCAGCAGGCCAAACAGGAGACCTCCAGGCTTTGACGCCTGCCTGCACTTTCCGTCGTAGTGATGCACGGATGCGACGAACAGCAGGACGGCCTCGCAGTAGCTGAACTCTACTTCGGTCTCCGGCATGTAAAGTGTGAACAAGGTCTTCATCGGTTCGACACGAGTAAATCGACGGCTCTAATCTGTTTCCTGACCAGGCAGTGCTCACGGTTCAGCATCTTCATCCGCCTGCGGAGGCGATCACGCTGACTGGTCAGCTTCCATTTAACTTTCGCGGTCACTTGGTTTTCTTGTCCGCAATGGGCGTCAAGGTGACGGTGTTTGGCAGCGCCAGGGTCAACGGCACCTGCTGCGCAGCAGTGAAGTCCTTCCAGCGGCGTTCATGGAAGTCAGGCTTGGGTATGACCACCTTCTCCGTGCTCAACGGGTTTTCCACTTTGAGCGAATCCGCCACCGCCTGGATGGCAGTGAAGAACCGCTCGTAGCGCACACGGCTAAAGCTTCCGTCATCAGCCAGGAACACCTTGGAATTGAACTTGGCTGCCAAGGTCTCCACCACGTAGTCGTTCACGTCGAGCTTGGCGTTCGCCTCCTCCAGCATGTCGAACGTCTTCTCCACCAAGGCAGGATCAGTGTTGTTGTACTTGCTGGTAAAAGAGACGCGGATGGACTCACCCCTGTCGTCCACCAGGACAACGCTGGAGATGGGGCTGGCCGGGTCCGCGCAGTTGCGGGGCAGGATCTCGACCAGGGCTTCCTCTTTGAGCAGGACCGCGAGTTCCTTCATGGTCTCCTCTGCTGCCTTCTTTTCGGCAGCAGCCTCGTTGTAGTCACGGACATCCGTGCCGGAGATTTCAATGGTGAGGATGTCAGAGGTCCGAGTTGGTTCAGACTTTCGGACCAGGCGTCTAGGGAGCTTTTTAAGTGGCATATCTACAGAGAACGTAGCACCACTCTCCAGTGCCGTCAACACTATTGTTTACTGTATGATGACTGCGGGGATGGTGGACTGGAGCTGACCTCCAAAACGGTCGGTTGCGGTGACCACGCCCTGGACGGCACCGCCAGCCGGATAGCCCAGAGTGTCCACCATGACGCTGCGGCCCCAGAGGACCAAGGTGGAGGGGAGCACACCTGTAGGCTGAAGGAACTGCCAGCGGTAAGTCACGATGTCACCCTGCGGGTCCACGGCGGTGGCCACGTAGCGCACCTTGGCATCTGCGGCCACGGTGTCAGGATTGGGGTGGGCGTCACTGGCCGAGAGGTCCAGCTCGATCTCCGTCGCGATGGTCTGGCGATAGACCTTGAAGGTCATGTCCTCGGCCACCGTGTTGGCGACCAGGAAGACATCCACGGGCACGTCGATGGTCTTGCCGGTCGTGGTGTTGGCCACCGTGACGATGGCGCGCTTTGGCCCGCCCGTCTCATTCTCGATGGACTTGACCACGCTGTTCTTGAGCGAGTTGCCCGCCAGCACTTCCGTCACGCCGGTCGAGAAGGAGTTGCTGGCCCAGCCGTTGGTGCCGTAGAAGCTCCAGAGGAAGTCCAGGGTGTTCACCACGTCGCTGGAGAAGACCACGAAGCTCACCGAGCGGCCTGTGCCGATGCGATGGTCGGGCAGCGTGGTGGCGTCCGCTGTCAGCGTGTTGACCTCGGTGCTGGCCGTGATGGCCGGTGGTGGAGGGACGCCGCCGCGCAGGGAGAAGTCGATGACCGTGGTGCCGCCCGCCGTATCGACCAGCTTGGCGAAGATGGTCTGGGTCTCCTCGACCACGCGGGTGAACACGTTGAGCGTGCCGTTGTACTGCGCCACGGTTCCGGCGTAGGTGCCGTCAATCAGTCCGAGCGTTCCGCTGGTGCCACCGCCCAGCGGCACGTCCTCCGCGTCATACCAGAAGAAGGAAATCTGCTCGTTCTCCACGTCGTAGGCGCGGATGGCAATCACCGAGGTGAACGGGAAGAAGTTGTCGTTTTGCGAGATGCTCGGACTGGAGGCAATGCTCGGCGGGTTGTTGACCTCCAGGCTGCCGCTGCGCACCTGATACTGCCCGTCCTCGGCCACGATGGTCACCGTGAAGCGCAGCAGGTTCCCGTCGTGCGGGTCGCCGCCCATGTTCAGCTTCTTGGTCGTGTAGGGGATGGCCGTCGCGCTCGTCGTTCCATCCCACCAGTCCCAGACGTAGGCGTAGTTGCCAGCGGGAACTCCGGTGATGGTGAACTCAGCGGTCGTGCCTACTTGGTGTCTCATAGCGTGCCAACGAAAATGGTGCCAAAGGACGGGAACGCCAGCGTGCCTGCATCAGCGATCACCACATCGAAGTTGGTGCCGCTGCGGAAGAGCAGGTCGCTGCGCTTGAGCGGCGTGCTGCCGGTGATGATGTCCGAGAGGGGAGCCGTGCTGACCACCGTGTCGTTCTGCGTGTAGATGGTGGACTCGTGGTCCCAGCGCACCACGGTGCCATAGCTGTTCAAGCTGGCCAGCCAGCCACCTGGGATGGAGCCGGTCGAGGTGCCGCTGGCCACCGCAGGGTAAAGCACGATGGAGGGACTCGTGCCGCTGCTGCCGATGGTCACCTTGTAAAGCTCCGTGGACATCCGCCGCAGCCGGTAGCTGTTGATGACGAGCTGGCGCTGGGTGCCGCGCTTGGGTTCGCTGAAGGCGTTGGTCCAGTCGAAGGACAGGAGCCACTCGCCAATCACGCCCGAATCCAGCTCGAACTCGAACTCGTCGGTGCCCGTGGCGTTGTAGCCGGTCTTCCCGGAGAGGAGACGCCGCTGGAGGATGGCGGAGTCCACTGTGATCTCGACCACGAAGCCGTCGAAGTCCTCGTCGAGCTGGCCGATGTTGCTCGACTCCACTTCGAGCCGGTAGGTGCCAGGGACGAGCGTGCCCGTATTGGTGAACTCCAGGACGCCGTTGTCGTCGAGCGCGGCCACCGCAGGCGTCTGCTCATTGCCAAATGCCGAGTCGTTGTCCGCCTCGGTCCAGCGTGTCCAGGCATCGGTGACGTTCTCGACCACCTGGCTGTTGAGATACATCCAGAGCGGAGGCCGGGTGAGCGTGCCGCTGTCAGCCTTCTGATAAACGATGCTGCCCGAAGTCACGGAGAGGATGGTGCCGGGCGCGGCCACAACCACCTCAGCGCCGGTCGGCTGATCCGCATAACGCAGGCTCAGCGGGTGGAGCACCTGCACCTTCGTTGTGCCGTTGGTCAGCACCTGGACGTGTCCGGTGGCCGAGACCGTGGAGTAGCTGAAGAGCGTGCCTGCCGTGACCTCAAGCTGGCCGGGGTAGATGGTGCCCTGGGCCGTGAAGACCGACACGCTGCCGGTGCTCGTGACTTCCTGGAAGATCCGGTTCACGGCCAGCTCGTCGTCACTGCGCTCGCGCACGGTGCGTTCAGCCTGCATGGAGACGGTGCCCGCCAGCGACAGCAGGGTCACCTCATAGACGTAGTTGTCGTCACCACGAATCCAGGCCGCTTCCCGCACCGGGTTGGTCTCGGTGATGTTGTTGGGCCAGGGGTTGTTGGTGCCGCTGCTGACCATTGTCGCCACCGTGCCGCTGCTCGTGCTGCCGGAGGAGAGGACCAGGTAGGTGCCTGCGGCGCTGCTGGCGCTCCAGACAGCGTTGACGCCGGGCAGCTCACCGTCGCTCGTGCTGACCACGGTCTGGCCACCGGCAGTGACGTTGTAAAACTGCTGGCCCAGCCGATAGACGGCGGGCAACTGACGGCCACCGCCCAGGCCGACTTCCTTGAAGCGCGACTCGCCCTGATAGCGGCCCGTGCTGTCGTAGCGGCGGACCAGCGCCAGCTTGGGCGTGCGCAGCCAGGCGGGCGGCGCGATGGGCGTGACGAAGCCCGTCTCCTGGACGAAGAAGGTGTAGCGGTCGTGCCGGTTGAGCGTCTCGAAGAGACCGACCCGGTAGGTGACGGCGGTCTTGACCGGCCCGTGATTGCGGATGCGCGCCAGGTCGAGGGCCGTCTTGGTCATCTCCCACATGCGCAGGTCGCGCAGCGAGAAGGCCCGTGGACCACCGACAATCTCCAGCATCTCGTCCAGCTCGTTGAACGACCGGATGGAGGTCGATAGCAAGGTGTAGGTCGGTGCGGTGCCCAGCGTACCCACGCCGTAGAGCAGCTCGGTGTTGGTCAGCGCCAGCGCGATGTAGTTGAAATCGTTGACGGTGATCGGGATGGTGACCGCCAGGTAGCGCGTCGCGTCTGCATTCTCCAGATAGACCAGGAGCGAGGACGCCACGTTGTCCAATTCAATTGACAGCGGCCCGTAGGTCAAGATGGCCTGCTGACCGGCCACGCCAGTGGAATCCTCCGGGCGGACCCAGAAGGTCATGGTGAAGCCGTCGCTCTCGTCACGCGCTGCGGAGCGCCAGACCACCGTTCCGGGGCGGAAGCGCGTGGACCATCCGTAGCTGCTGAAGGTGCGGTCGGCGGGCAGCAGGCTGATGTAGCCGATGTCGGCCACCTTGGCGATGCGGTCCACCGGCATCAGGTCATCCTCGGCGTGCTCGTTGAAGGGCATCCAGCAGGCGAGCATCTCGCGATGGTGGAGCGCATTGAATCCAACGGGGTCGGCGACCAGGACGCCATTGACCAGGCCGATGTGGAAGAGTTCCGCGCCCGTGTTCAACAGCGTGTCCAGGTCCGTCTTGCTGTTGACCAGCGCAATGTCATCCGCCGAGAGCGTGGCGAGGTCTTTGAATGTGCCCTTGAAGCCGATGGCCACCTGGCCCGGCTCATAATTCTCGTAGTCGCGGGGGCTGGAGGTGAAGCGCACGACGCCGGTCGCAGGCGACTCGATGCCGTACACGTTGTATTCCACGCCGTCATGGCCGGGCACTGCCAGCGCCGTCTGCACCACGTCCGTGGCCACGTCCTCCACGCTGCTCAGGTAGCTGTCCACCTCGGCGGACTCGCCGCCGATCACGAGGTCACGACGCCAGGGATACTCGTCGGCAAGCTGGTCGAGCGAATCCACGTCATCTTCAGGCCGGGCCTGGTAGGAGACGGTGCCGTCATACTTCTCCTGCAAGGTCGGCTCTGGTCGGATGACCTCGGTCGAAGTGAGCGTCCAGCGCGCCACGACGTTGGTGCCCGTGCCTGCTGTGGCCAGGGTGAACCGATACGCGCCGTTGCTGTTGTCCAGCGAGCCGGTCAGGCCCGGTGCCTTGTAGTGGAAGATGGATGGGTCGTTGCGGTCGATCTCCGCCACAGCCGTGACGATGGAGTTGCCGGTCACCACGTCGATGGCCGCGATGTATTCAGGCAGCGGTGCCAGCGCGGTCGTCCCGGAGTAAGCCAGCGCAGTGCCGCTGGAGAAGAGCACGTCCTCGTCGTCGTAGGCCGCGTAGATCGCGCTGTCTTTGACCAGGAAGCCGGTCAGGATCTTCCGAGGGAACCGTGTCGCTGCCCGCACTTCATCCAGGTTCCGGGCCACCTGGTTTCCTGCGGACAGGAACGAGTCCATGTTGATCTGCCGGTCGGTGCCACTGGCCTGCACGCGGGTCGTGATGACCGTGCCGGGCACCGTGCCCACGCGCACGAGGAAGTCGCTCGTCGTCGTGCCGGTGCTGATGGAGCCGGAGAACCAGGGGCGAAACGGCGTGATGGCCGTCGTGCCGAAGTTGGCCACGTCCGGGTCTGCCGCGAGGTCTTTGTTCCGGCGCATCGACGACGTGCCATAGATGTCCTCCACGCGGTCGAAGTCCGCTGCCAGGCCGAGGTCGAAATAGCTGCTCCGATACTTGATGGCCGAGAGCCGGTCGAAGATGTCGAGCACCTTCAGTGTGCCGGTGCTGTCCGCCGAGAGCGTCGTCACCTGGATGGCCAGGTTGTTGAAGGACGCGCCTTCCGCGATGGCCTGGAAGCGCACGCCCGCTCCGTCAGGATCGACGTAAGCCTTCTTGTGTGGCCCGCCGATGCTGTTGGTGCCGGAGGAGCCGAGCACGTACTGGCCGTCTGCCGGGTGCTGCACGGTGCCGTTGGCCACCGACAGAACGGTCACCGTCACGTAGGGGCTGAAGCCGTTCACCGCCTGCGGATAATACTGCGTGCTGCTCGTGCCGTGGTGGACCGTTCCCGCCCATCCGTAGAACGGGCCGTCGTCCATGATGTGCGGGTTGTAAAACGGGTCGAACGCCTGCTGCGGCTGATACTCCGGGACGGCAGTGAAGTCCGGGTCGTTGGCAGCGTTGCCGACATCGCTGGGCACGCGAGGCGACAGTCGGCTCCAGAGCGGCGTGACGCGGATGTCGTCGAAGCCGAGGATGCGGCCCAGGGTCGTGTAGCTCTCGGCTGTACCTTTGACCTTCAGGCGTGGGAAGTAGGTCGAGAGGATGTGACTCTTGGAGTCCTCCGTCGCCGTGCTGCTGTAGAGGATCGCGCCGATGGTGGCCGCGAGGTAGTCCAGCGTGCTGGCATCAACCAGGCGCAGTGGGTCCAGTCCGTAGCGCACGGGACCGAGCACATCCAGCGGGAGGTCCAGCTCGACTGCCGCCCATTGTGCCAGCCCTGGCCTGCCTTCAGCCGGAGTGCTGTCGGTGATGTCCAGCGAGCGGGTGAAGATTTTGCCTTGGGCGCTCTGCAAGTCCACCAGCACCACGTTGTTGCCCAGCTCCGGCAGGCCGGAGGTCTGGAACAGCAGGTCCATCTTGCGCGAGACTGAGCGCAGGTCACCGAGACGGTCCTCGAACCCGCCGACCACTGCGGCGATGAGGCCGCGCTCATCCAGCTCGACCAGCCCGGCAGGGAGCCGCTGGTAGAGAAACTGTTCCGGCAGATTACGAATTGTCGCAGGCACGTTCTAAATACCGTGTGCAGGGCTGCCCTGCGTGTTACATTTTTCGTTGACCTGCATAGTTCGCTGTAAACAATAGAATCACTCGCATGACCACTGATGACCAAGAACCCGTCCAGCAGAAGAAGCTCACGGGCGAACAGCTCGACGTAATCAAGAATCCGGTCAAGCCCGGCCAGGTGACCAAGATTACGGCCTATGCAGGCACGGGCAAGACCAGCACGCTTTCCGCCTACAGCGAGTTCCACCACCAGGACTCCGCCCTTTACCTGGCCTTCAACAAGAGCGTGGCAGAGGAGGCGCGCAACCGCTTCCAGCTCCATGTGACGCCCAGCACGATCCACGGCCTGGCCTACCGCTCGGTCAACGCCCGGAAGTTTGGCCCCATCGCCTCGCGTCTGCGCTACGGCCTCGTGATGAAGCTATTTGGTCTCAACACGCTTTACAGCGGTGCCGCGCTCATCGCCACGTTGGACAACTTCCTAAACAGCGCCGCCGACAAGACCCTGCCGCTGCACATCGTCGATCCGAGAAAGACCTTCAAGCCGGATCAACTGGTGGCGATGTCGGACAAACTTTGGGAGAAGATGCGCGATGGCAAGGACCAGGTGCCAATGACCCATTCAGGCTACCTGAAGCTCTATCAGCTCTCCAAGCCTTACATCCCGCAGAAGCTCATCATGCTGGACGAAGCGCAGGACACCAACCCTGTGACCTTCGACATCGTGATGCGCCAGGTAAACGAGCACAAGGCCAAGCTCATCATGGTCGGCGACCGTCGTCAGGCCATCTACGGCTGGCGTGGAGCCATCAACGCGATGGACATGGAGACCCAGCAGACCTTCCACCTGACCCAGAGCTTCCGCTTCGGCCCGCAGGTCGCCCAGCTTGCCAACGGCATCCTGGCCCGTGTGTTCAAGGAGACCGTCATGCTCAAGGGCTACCAGGAGCGTGACACCCGCATCGTCTCGGTCGCACCGACCAAACACACCTGCGTGTGCCGCACGAATTACGTCCTGGTCACGGACGCCATCGGCCAGGCGATGCTGGGCCGCAAGGTCTGCATCGTGGGTGACTTCGAGCCGTTCCTGCGCGACCTGCTGGACACCTTCAAACTGTGGGCCGGGCACTACAACGACATCCAGTCCCCGTACATCCGGGCCTTCGGTTCGTTCCACCGGCTGAAGGATTTCGCGGAGAGTGGATTCGACCAGGAGCTGGCCGCGAAGGTCCAACTGGTCGAGCACTTCCAGGTGAACACGCCGACCGCCATTGAGGTGCTTCGTCGGAACATGGTGAGTGAGGACGCGGCGGATGTGCTCTACACCACGGTCCACAAGGCTAAGGGCCGGGAGTGGGCCAACGTGCGGCTAATGGACGACTTCGTGAAGGACGTGCCCTACCTGAAGCCAGGCGAGGTGATGACGAGAGAAGAGGAGGAGGAGTTCCATGCGCTTTACGTCGCCGTCACCAGGCCGCTGGATACTGTGGTGCCGACCTCGCTGCTCTACCTGCTGCGGGAATACGTCATGCTCAGAGCACCTGCCGGGTCTGACGCGCAGCACGCCGCTCCGCCCGAAAGCGTCGCAGCTCCTCTGTTTGAACCGGAAATGGTAGATCAGGAAATGGGTCCACCGTCAGTCGAGACCCCACCACCTCCGCCAGCGCCGACTCCGCAACGTGGCAAGAAGGCTTCCGGTTTTCCGCCGAATCTTCTGGAGAATCTTGAGAAGCAGGTGGCTTATCTCCAAAAGGAAAGCGAAGAGTTATCCCGTCGCGGGAGGAAAATACCAGCTCACGAGGAGTGAAGGTGTCTGAGGGTCCGCCCTCTCCAAAGAGCGTGGTGCCCACCAGCTCGTTCGCACGGCCCTTCTGCACGTAGGCCAGCGTCGCGTGTGGCTTGTAGGATGGCCAGGTGTCTCCGTGGGGCTGGGAGGCCGCGATGCGTAGATTGAGACGGCGCAGGCCAGGGCTGTACACCGGCATGATCACCACGTCGTAATCCGGCTTGTCGTCGAAGAGCCGGATGCGGCCCAGGCGCACGGCAAAGGGCTTGGTCGTCTCGATGATGCGTTTGAAGCTCTCGGACGCCCCATCAGCAATCAGTCCAAACTTGCAGGTGACGTGAGGCTCATCTTCCCGACCGTCGTCAGCGAGCGCGTCCTCCGGGATGTTCAACTCCGACCAGCGCAGCATCGCGTCAGCCTGTTCAGGCGGGATGTCGATCTGGGTCGAGCTGAAGCGATGGGCTTCGCAGATGAGGGAGACAAAGGAACGGGTCTTCACGCGGTCGTGCCGAGTTCGCCACCCTGTCCATCCTGGAGCGTGACGTTGTGGTAACCGTCCTCGGACCAGATGCTCAGCATGTGTGGCTGGCCACCCATCCACTGCTTGATGCTCTGCCAGATGTCACCCTGCACCGGGATCTGCTGAACCAACCGGCCACGGGAGATGTGGGCGGCGGTGCCGCGCTCCTTGTCCACGCGGACGTAATCACCTTCCTTGTCCTGCTGCCACAAAGACTGGAGCCGCTGGGCGTCGTAGCTTTCTTCGAGGAGATTGGAAACAACCGAGGCCGCGTTCACACCACACCTCCAAGGTCATTGCCCTGGCCGTCGTGCAACGTGACGTTGCCGTGGTCGTTCACCGACCAAATGTTCGGGAAGAAGCCCTTGGCTTCCATCCAGGCGTTGATGCCGGGGTAGGGATTCTCAGGCTCAACCGGGATGGTCTCCATCGCACTGCCGTGGGCCACGTACACCACCGAGCCATCGTCATTGATCTGAACGTACTCGCCGTCCTTGTCCTCGTTCCAGAGATCCGCAACAGACGGCTCCTGGTCACCCCCTTCATCCTGGTCTTGAGGCACGCCAGGATCGGTGCCCCATCCTTCGTTTTCGAGGAGGCGGTTTACAATGGCTTCGGCAGGTTTGCTCATAGACTAACTATAGTGGTCGGGCAGGTCGGCTTTGAAGGACTGTTCCCGTGACGCTTCAAACTGCTGGCGGACCTTCTCCAAGGTCGGCGGTGGAAGCTCCCTGACCTTCCTCATGCGCTCCACCAGCCAGTCAGGTGCCTCAATGACCTGGGACCGCTCCAGGAGGCTGCTGGCGATGACGTGGGCGCTTTCCCTCACAGGATTGGTCCTGAGCTTCAGCTTGAGCTGTGCAGGGTCTTTGACGTGGCTCTGAGCCTGGGTGAGTCGTGAGGGGTCCATATCGTCGAGAGCAGGTTTCAAATCTTCCATGTCAGGGACGATCTTGGTCTCTGAGCTGTTTTCAGCTCCAGTGTAATCGTCGTTCACGGCCCAGCCGTTCACCTTCTCCAGAAGAGAGTCGGCCAGGTCAAACAACCCAATGTTCTTGGTGATGGCTGCCATCGCTCCAGGAGAGTTCCCAAACCGTGCCTCCAGCTCATCTGCAAAGGTGTCGGCAAAGCCTCCGTTCCAGACCTCCTTCTTGGCCTTCCGGTAATCCTTGGCCATCTTGCCGTCACCAGTGAGTTTTTCGATGGTGACATTCTTGGCCAGCCTATCGACGTTGATGTGGTAGGTGCCACCATCCTGCTCTTCCCACTCTCCGTTGTCATTGTCCCGAAGAAGCTCATCCAGGTCATCGTTTGGAGCATAGGCTGCGGCGAAGCCGTTGAGTCCATACCCTCCAAACTTGGTCATCAGAGCCTTCCTGAAGTCCTGACGGTAATTCTCGTCCCAGTCTTTCCACTGAGCGTCATTCTCCATCGTGCTGTGACCTTCTTCATCCAACAACGGGTAGTCCTCCACGCTGTCGATGTATTCGATCAGGGACTCGATCTGCTCTGGACTGAGCGTGGCCAGCTTTGCTGGTGTGATCCCAACCCAGGAGCTGCCGTGGCCTCCAGACCGCTCTTCAACGTGTTCAGGAAATGTCTCCAGCCAGAACTTCGAGTTGGATCTCTCCACCATGCTGCCTGAGTAGTCACTGTAACTGGACGCAGGCAGTATCCACATCTCCAGACGTTCGTCCCAGTCCAGCTTGCTGGTCAGAGACTCCTCTTCAGCCTGAGACAACGTAGTCCCCAGGATCTCACCCTTGATGCTGTCGTCGTCTTCGATCATGTCACCAACTAGCTACTCCCAGTTGAACGGCTGCTGAGTCCATGTTCGGGTCTGGGTAGATTGGCTTGTTCACGGTTCCATAGAAGGACACAAAGCATCTTCGTATCGCAAGGACATCTTCTGCGTCACAGGGCTGCCAACTGGAAGTCCAGGTTCCAACGTCCAAGACGAACCTGGGTCTGGCATACGTTCCAGAGACGATGGTGTGAACTCTGTCCAGGTCATCCACTCCGTCTCCTGAGTAGATCACCGAGTCCTGCACCCTGATGTCCACATTCAGATCGAATGCCCATGAGGCTCTCAGAGCAACGTAAGCCTGCTGGTCACTGGTCAGTAGCATTCACTCTAACTAGGCTTTCCCTTTCCAGACTGGTCTCAAGATTGTTCCTGGATGATCTGAAACATGGAAGAGTGCTGCCTCTGCATCCTGTGCCAGTTTCAACAGGAACGGATTGGTTCCCTTGTTGTAGTATTTGCTCCGATCCACTCTTCCACTCTTCAGGTCTTCCTCTGTCACCTTCTTTACCTTGGGCCTTTGCCACAAAGTCCGAAGGACAGCACGCTCAGCCACGACAGTGGCTGGCGTTGTCTTGGAACTATGTTCTTCCACGGGCAAAGCCGGAGGGAGCAAAGCGACCGATGGCTTTGACCTATGTCTTTGAAGGGCTGGCAGGGATGATTGAACACCTTCATGTTGAGTGTGTTCTGATGCAGGGCATTTTCCATCCTGGCACTCCATATTCCCGTCTGGCACTCCATTTTCCACATTTGCACGTAAGTCAGAAAGCTGTTGTGGAGAAGCACTTACAGTTGAGTTTCGCTGATAGGTGTCGTAGCTGACCGGAAGGTAGCCACGGTCAAACTCCTGCATTTCGTAGGGATTTGGCTGGAAACTGAGAGATTTCGCGGATGCTGGCCGGATGTACACGTCCATTCTCCTTGCACTGATTCTGACCGTGCGAACATTCATGGTCGGATCAGACTTGAACGTCTCAATCATCCGGTAAACCGTCCGGCGCTTCTGGTAGGGCTGAACCTTCAGGAGATCACGGATGACGAACTTGTGCTCCACGCAGCCATCAGGTCCAAGGAGCCTCTGGTCACCAGAGCTGGCAAACCTGTCGTTGGTGCTGCGCCACCAGTGGCGGGCACGGCAGAGCACCGCCGCCACATCGACGCCAAACTTCACGGCGTCTTCCACCAGGAAGGAGTGAAGCTTTCGGTCGGCGGGCTTGTTGCGCAGGGCGTAGTAGATCGCCCGGTCACTGCCGACGTTCAGCCCGGTCTTCTTGCTGCGGATGAAGAAGGAGCGTGGACCACAGCTCAGCTTGCACAAGGCCAGCCAGGCCCGCTTCTCCGTGAGAAGGTACGGGCAGAGCTTCAAAACCTTGGCTGCCGTCCACCGCTGCCAGAACCGGCCATTGCGTTTGTAGCGTTCCTTGTTGCCATCGGCCTTGCCCACGTTGTTGACGCAAGCCTCCTCCAGCATGAACGCCACGCAGGCGATGGTCGCCCCATACTTCTTGGCCAGCTTGCTGTCGAACTTGTGATGCTTCTCCCTCTCCGGGGTAAGCCAGATGTCAGAGACGGGTCGCGAGTCGTCTCCGAGTTGGTCTAGTGTGCTGATCATAACGAAGAGGAAGAACGTGTAGTTCTTAGAGGCATGAATGCACTGCACTTACTGTCAGTCCTCCACGAAGAGTTCCCGCTGTCCACGATGGGGCCGGACTTCAAGGGGACGCACACACTGGCCCTCCAGGAAGACGGGCTGTACGCCAACATCTGGTGGAACGGAACCTCCTGGTATGCTCGAATCTCAGGCGAAGCTTTGATGGCGGAGCCGAGGCCGCTGGTCGCCAACTTGAAGGTCAGGCTGGCCGCGCTTCACGCGGCAGGCCCGCCGCCACCAGCCGCCACTGCTGCACCCTCTTCACCCTCTGACCCATCCGGCTTGAGCGGGTCGTAGTCGGAGAGGTAGAGCTTGAAGTCGATGCTCTTGCAGGTGAAGGATGCGCCATCGCCCTGACTGCTGAAGCCGCTGTAGGAAATCTCCGGCGAGTTGAAGCCTTTCTTCTCCAGCCGTGCCTTCCAGTCTTCGATGATGAACTCAGAGAAGTAGTTGTCGCCTGCGGACACATGGCGATACCAGTCACGCGCCCGCTCCTTGCTCCGGCCTTCCAACTCGTCGATCTGGTGACCACCGTCGTCGTCTCGCTTGCCGTCCTCATCGAAGGCGTATTCGTTGGCGCGGATGGTGTCGTCAACCTGTTCATCGGCGTTTTGGTAGTCGTACTCTGCCTCCAGCTCGCGGTAGATGGCGTTGTTGTACTCGATGACATCTTCGGACAGGTCCGCCGCCAGTGCGTCGCAGTCCTTCTCCACCGTCTCTTGCCAATACTCGTTCTGTTCTGCGCTCTCGAAGTTCAGGTCGATCTGATCGATGGCCGCATTGGTGGACCGCTGATGGACGTAGTGGTGGTTCCTGGTGACGGTGCCGGTGAGTTCAACACGCCCGCTTAGGATGAACCGCTTCAGGTCGTTAATGTCCGCGCCAAGGATCTCCGACTTGAAGTCTTCCTCATCACTTTCAATCAGTCTGCGCGCTTTGCTCATGGCTTAACTAGCCAGTTGCTTGCGGAGCTTCCTGAAGATTTTGGGATAGGCGCTCTGATCGGGGAGGTCTTCGCGCCGTTCGAGGATGACCTTGGTCATAGGCCAGCGGTAGGTCTGGGCCATCGGGAGGTTCTTCTTGCGGAACTCATCTGACTCCTTCTGGGCGTCGGCCACGAGCTTGGCGTGGGCTTTCGCCGCCGCTTCGTCCACTGGTGGATTCAGCAGTTCGTCTATGCTATCGAGTTCGTCAGCAGAGAGCATGAGGATGTGTACAACAGTCAGCGGAGAATCGCCATAACCATTTACTTCGGTGGATGGATGATTGGCCGCACGAACTCATAGCCGTCAATGTCATGGAGCTTCCTGAACATCGCGTTGCTGTTTCGTCGCATCGTGGGATGCTGGGAGTCAATGAAAAAGGTCACCTCGACCTCATTCGGGGGCACCGGCTTGGGCCGCACGAAGCGTCCAATCATCTGGTTGGCCACCTCGTAGTCCGCCACGTAGTCCGCGACCACTCCCGCCCGAATCTCATTGATGCTCACGCCCTCCTTGATGAGCGAGCTGATGAGCACCGGCCCGCCAGGCGCGGTCTTGAACCAGTCAATGGTTTCGTCCCGGTCGGCGGTCGCACCGTAGAGGCACTGGATGTTGTCCTCGGCCATGCCCGACTCAATCAACATTGTCTCCAGGATCTCGATGTGGATGTTGCGCGTGCAGATGACCAGCGTTGGCAGCTTGCGATTCGAGTACCAGTTGGTCCACTCGACGATGAGTTCGTTGCGCTCCTGGAACCGGACCACGGCCTGGTCGTAGAGCCGGTGGAGCAGGCAGTCCCGCGACTCCACCTTGTATTCCTTGCCGTCGATCTCGATGCGGTGAAGGCCCATCTCGGTCGCATTCTCCTTGGTGGAGACGACCTCGCCTGCCTCGGCGTCGAACGTGCGCCGGGTCTCCTGGATGATGCGGCCACGGGAATTCTTTTGGAAGATGGGGCCGAGGTAGATGCCCTTGGACCACTTGTCGCCGATCATGGCCCAGGCTGTGGAGTTTGGCGCGACCACATGGGGCACACCGTCGAACCTGTTCTTCCACGACTCGCGCTCGATCAAGTAGATGGTCGGGGTGGCCACGCGGCCCATGTCCACCATCGTGCGGAACTTCACTGTCTTGAGCTGCGGCCCCAGGAGGCCGATGATGGTGTAGTAGGCCGAAGGGTTGTTCTCCTTCAAACTGTCCGAGCAGCCCAGGCGGAAGTAGGCCGGGATGGCGCGCAGGATGTCCTGGCTGCTGGGCGAGCTGGCGTGATGGCTCTCGTCAAAGAGGATTCCACCAAACGTGTTGAACCACTCATCCTCCTTCAGCTCCTTGAAGTTGGTGCGGATCATCGAGAGCGTGGCCACCACCATGTCCGTTCCCGTGCAGTCCTTCTTGCCACCGCCGTACTGGGTGATGTCCCACGAAGGCAGGAACCGCTTCATCTCCTTGGCCGACTGCTTCACCAGCCGCTCGGTGTGTGTCACGTAGAGGAAGCGGCAGGACGGGTCGCCCTTCTTGATCATCGCAGCGGCTCCAGCCAGGAGCGCGGTCTTGCCGCCTGACACCGTGACCTTGTGAATGCCAATGCCCGCGTGCAACCAGGCCAGAATGCAGCCGCGCTGGTGGTCGTCCAGGGTGAGGTCGTTCAGCAGGTCCACCGGGATGTCTTCGAGGGTGGCCTCCTTGAAGTGCCGGGGCAGGAGCTTCTGCGTGTCGAACTCGATGTCGTTGAGGCGGCACATCTGCATCACCTCGTCGCGCCGTCCACGGTCCACGATGGCGCGGTGCGAGCCGATGACCTTCAGCGGTCTGGCCCAGCCATCCCAGCCGCTCTCGCCCTTGGTGTGCTCCCACTCCTTGAACGACGGGACGAAGAAGTAGCCGTTGGGCCGGTACTTGAACTTCTGCTCCAGCTTGCTCAGCTCGCTGGGATAGTCCGAGATGAGCAGGAGCCGTGTGGCGTCTTCAATGAGGCTGATCACTTGCCTTGCCGGTTGAACTGAAGCTGGGTTCGTCCATAACGGAGCATCTGCCAGGACATGTTGATGAAGACCCTGAACAGCTTGCGCCGATGTTTCCAGGTGGGAGCCACGAAATCGAATCGGTGCTGGTGGCTGGGGACTGGACGCTGTGTCTTTCCCTTGGCTGTGCCCATGCTGGCGAACGCCTCGTCCGCTTTGGCAAAGGCTTCGTCTGCCTTCTCGAATGCCTCGTCCATAAGCTTTCGGGTCTTGTTGCTCATTTTCATTGACCGGCTTATTTAGATGTAAACAAGCCAAGGCTGCAAGAACTAAGGGCGGCGAATCTCCTTCACCTTCTCAATGACATCGAAGGGGCTGATGCCTGCGAGCACTTCGCAGATGCTGCGGCCACCGGGACGGGGCGGGCAGTATTTCGGGAACGTGGCCGCGTAGCAGAAGCAGGGCGCGTGCGGGCAGAACTCCTTCGGCCAGATGGGCGCGTGGTTCGCGTAATACTTCACGCGGTTGACCGGCGAGACTGGACCCCAGAGACCGACGCAGGGCACGCTCAGGCACCCGGCGACGTGCGACATCATGGAGTCAGGCGCGACTACGACCTTGGCCAGCTCGGTGAGCGCCCACAGCTCGCGCAGGTTCTGCGTGGTGAAGGGCACCAGGTTGGTCAGCCCCATCTCCTTGATCTTCACTTCGAGCGTGTCCTTGTAGGCCGGAGGCACGAACTCGTCCCACAGTGCGTACCAGTGCAGGTCCGGGAATGCCTCGGCCAGCTTGATGGCCATGAAGACCGACTCGCTGGGCGGCAGGCACCGCACCGTGTTGGCCGCTGAGAGCTGGTAGATGGCAAAGGGCTTCTGCGCGTGCGCCTTCACGCTCATCGCCTCGGAGAAGGTGAAGTTCGGACGGACGACCTTCAGCTCGTTGGCGATGCTGGAGGGTTCGATGCCGATCTTCGTGAGCATCACGTCCAGCGGATGCTCCTGGTCCTGGTGCTCGTCGGTGTTGACGACCGTTTCAAAGCAGATGAAGTCGTCGAACATCTTCACGAACTCCCACGGGCAGGGCAGCATGTTGACCGTCTTGATCCAGGGAAAATTCCACCAGCACAGGTTGTTGCCGGGGTCGGTCAGGATGTGGATCTCGAAGCCAAAGGTGTGCAGCAGCCGGGCCAGCGGCCAGGTGACAATCTGGTCGCCGTAACCACCGGAGCCGTTGTAAAGCAGGATGCGGTGAGCCTTGGCCATCTTGCGCGCCGCGCTGATGTGGAAGTTGGCGATGCGATGCTCCGCCTTGCTCACCTTGTAGAGCCGGTCGTGGACCTGCTTGTCCTGCACGATGCGGTCGAGCTGCGCGTTGGCGATGAGATACTGTTTGCCCGCCTCGAACGTAATCGTCGCACCTCCAGCGGATTTGCGGAACGAAACTGAGAGCGGCTCAATAAATGTGGCGATGTTCACAGCCCTAAGAACAAAGCACTCGCGTAGTTATCTCGAATGAAACGCGATCTTGTGCCTCTGCCTGCGCCACCGCTCACCGAGAGCGAGCTGAAGAAAAAGAATGGGACGTACAACGCCTACACGTTGAGCCTGTCCTGGGGCCAGCTCCAGGTCATGGTTGCGGCGCTGGAGCGCGAGCATTCAGACCCGGTGTCGGACGAACTCCTGGCCGAGCTGAAGTGGATGCTCGAAAACGCGGTGCCCGGCCCTGGCGAGAGCGAGCAGGACATGAAGGCCCGCGAACAGGAAGAGGAGAATGTCGCCGAGCTGGCCAGCGAAGAAGACAGTGATGACTTCCCCCTGCCCATGCCGCCCAGTCGTGACGACGAGGCGGGTGGTGCTGCGCCCGAAGGCGACCTGGATGGGCCTCCAGGAGACGATCTTCCCGGTTCTCAAGGAGATGAGCCAAGTGCTGAAGAAGACACCGCGCCTCCAACTGAAGTCGAGAGCGAGGAGCCGGTCATGGCCGAATCCGTTCGGCAGAGAGCTGACAAGTGGCTGTCCAGCCCGCCCCGCTAACAGAGCCGCAGGGCCGGACCAAGAAAGTCCTGCGTGAGCAACGTCTCTATCATCACCGACACGGCGAAGGACTCGAACCTGAGAACGGTTCAGGACTACAACGCAGGCGTCTATTCCCATCTCGGCAGCGATTTCGACGGGCATCGTGATGTCAAGATCCACACCGTCCCGTACACGGACAACCAGGGCGACATCGTGGGTTTGCAGACGCTGCGGCTGACGCTCACCGACACCGCCGCAGGCGACAGCTCCATCGTGCTGGCGCTGCCGGTCAACTCCACCGGCACCACGGTTGCCACCGCTGTCCCGCCCATCATCACGCGCCAGCCGACTGCGGCCAACCGCGAGATTGGCGATGCCTTCCAGTTCATCGTCAGTGCCATCTCGGACGTGGCCCTCACCTACCAGTGGCAGAAGAACAGCGTGAGCATCGCCGGAGCCGCCCAGCAGCGCCTGGTCTTCCCGTCGCTCGTCATCACCGACAGCGGCGCTTATCGCGTGGTGGTCGTCAACAGTAATGGAACGACGATCAGCAACTCGGTCGTGCTGACGGTCACCAAGGCGACCAGCCGGGCGCGCACCACCTTGAGCAACCAGGACACGCTGCCCGCCGTGAAGTGACCTATGGCCGACAAATACATCGTCACCCAGCAGGAGTTGAAGCCGATCAAGTCGGACTTGGCCGACCTCGCCGAGAACCTTGACACGCACGTCAGTGACACGCTCAGCAAGGCGCACGGGATAAACCTCTTTCAAGGCCCAGGTCCGCTCGACCCTGGCAGCGGCGGCAACGACTACAGCCAGTATTTCGATTCCAACGGCGACTTGGTGGGCAGCCGCCAGATCCGCGTCATTGCCAACGGCACCACGGTCTATCTGCCCTGCAACCCGTCCACCCTGGACGGCCAGCCCGCAGGCACCGGAGCCATCGACACCGGCACGGCGGCTGAGAACGCCGCGCTGGCCGACCCTGGCCCGTCCAACTGGGTCACGGCGTTCGTGGAGGCGGCGGAACAGGAAGTCACCTCAGTCAGCGAGCTGCTCATCGCCCACAGTGGCGAGAGCCTGGAGAGCGTTCACGGCGGGATGGAGGTTCTGCCAAAGGAGTCGATTGACTCGCGGGGTCACGTCGTCGGCGACCGCGTGCTGACCATAGCCATTGGTGGTTTCAAGTACGAGATTCCAGCCTCCAGCCGAATTGGTGGTCCGTTGCAGGGGCCGCGTGGTGCGGTGCTCAGTCCGTCCGTGAAGGTGATCAGCATCGGCTCCGGGGACAGCAACAACACCAACGTGGACCTGACGGTCACGGCGGGTGGCACGGGGCCGCTCACCTACCAGTTCCAGTATCTCGCGCTGGGCGTCACCTGGACCAACATCACGCCAGGCACCAACGTCTCCGTCTTCTACGCGGGTGGCAACAGCCGCTACGCCATCACCTGGATCAGCACGGAGGTCAACATTCTGAAGATCGTCTCCATCCATCCGGGAAGCGATGACACGGACGTGACGTATGTGCGCTGCATTGTCTCGAATGACGGAGGCTCCGTCACCACGAACGAATGCAGGCTGACGCTGCGGGACAGCAGCTAGTCAATACCGTTGACTAGGTTAAGTTGATTGTGCGCCGTTGAAGTTGATGACGGCGCGCTGAGGAGTTCCACCCAGTCCCTTGATGACCCACTTGTCACTGCCGTTGGGCGTGCAGGTGAATCCATTGGTCTGGCTGGCCACGACCGGCTGGGTGCCGTTGGCTGCCACCGTGACGAAGATGCTCGAAGTGTCGTAGTCCACCCGTGCGCCGCTGGCGATCTTGGGCAGCGTGACGGTGCCGGAGCCGACGAAGTTGAGGCGCATCGAACCGAAGAGCCAGGCCATCGTGCCCGTCTGGGAAGCGACCAGGATCTCGTTGAGGCTCGGCTTGTGCGTGCCGCTGGGCGCAATGGTCGTGGCATAGCCGTCAATGGAGGCCGTCTGCCAGTCACTGCCAGTGGCAATGGTGCCGGTGACGAGGTTGACCACGAAGTTGGCCGGAGTGCCAGGCGTCCCAGGAACGCCCTGCGTGCCCACGGCGGTGCCAGCAGACCCCTGTGCAACGATGTCCCAGTAGGGAGTGGTCGGCGGAGCGTTGGTGAAGTCAGCGGTGTGGCCGACCAGCACGATGGCGGACGACGTGACCGAGCCATTGCCCAGGACCGCGCTGGTGTAGCTGGCGACCTCCTTGGGAATATAGCTGCGACCGAAAGTCCAGGTGCCCGTCCAGACCATGCCTGGAGAGCCTGCGCCGCCCGTGCCGGGCGTTCCCTGCAAACCGAGGCCACCTGTCATGCCTGGGTCGCCCCGGTCGCCCTTGACGATGGAACCGACCAGGAGCGTGCCTTCCGCGCCCAAGGGCCGGATGGTGAGCAGCACGCTGGCGGTTACGGTGAGCGTGCTGTCACCACGGTTGCGGATGGCGATGATGAACTCACCAGCCTGCTGGAAGCTCACCCCACCGGAGATTTCACCGGAGGTCGAGGCCACCGAGACGCCCGTGGTCCCGCCGAAGCCTTCGGCGTAGTACACGTTGAGTTCAATGGCCGAGGACTTGGGCGTGGAGCCGATGGCCGCGTTCAACACGCGAGCCTCGAAGCCTGCCGGGATGCGAAAGTTGGCGACGATCTCCTCCACGCCAGGACCAACCACGGTGGGCTGGACCGGCAGGGGCACGATCTGCTCCTGGTTGTTGACCACCTCGATCAGCTCGTTGGTCTTGGCCGCGAGCAGATTGTCGCGCTCGGCCAGGTAGCGGGTGGGGTTGGCGAGGCCGGGCACGTTCTGCGCGTCGCCTTCGGAGAAGTGGCGTACGTCGCCCTGTCCGTAAGCCACGCCCGCTGCGTTTGGAATGTCGATGGGCTTGATTGCCATAAGCTAACTATGACGGGATGTCTTCTTGTTGGTCGAACCAGTGAAGCGACCGTGACTCGATGAACTTTTTGTACACCTTAAACTTGAAGTCCAGTCGGCTGTCCAGGTTGTAGATGCGGGTCGTTTTCTTGACCTTCGACCCCTTGCCTTTGACGAAGCCCATGCGGATTTCCCGTGGTGGACGGCGCACAGGGACGATGACTCCGACGTGTCCCACCTTGATCTTTGCACCAGTGATGATGGCGTCTTCAAAGACCCGGACCATCACGTCGTAGAACTTGTCCGCCTGGGCGAATGGCACCCCAAGCTCCCGCTGAAACCGGGTGATGAAGTCTGGCTTGTTGATCGATTCGAGTTTTGGCACGGCGTCACCCGCGTCATGCGGATGCAAAGCTAAGAACCGACTCGAAAGTCCTGCGGCTCAACTTTGATACGAGAACCATCGAGACGATGACGGAGCGGTCCTCACCACGGATGATGCTGAGTCCCTGCACATCCACACGCGGCTCCCAGCGGCTGAGCGCCGCCGACAGCTCCTCTTCGATGATGCTCTCGATGGAGGCCGAGCTGTTCTCGAAGATCAGCTTGCGGATGTTGGTGCCGTACTCCGGTTCCATGAGGCGCTCGCCCTTGGCCGTGGTCAACAGCATCTTCACGCTGGACTCCAGGATGCGGATGTCCTCGCCGCTGTCGAAGGACCAGGTGGCCGCGTTGGGCGTTCCAGTGTCACGCGGCAGGATGGGGCCGTAGATGAGCGGCACCGTCTTGGCAGGCACCGGCACCGTGTCACGCACCGTCACCTGAAAGCGGGTCTGCGTCGTCTCCGGCTGCGGCCCGCGAAAGTTCTCGCCGTTGAGCGTGATGTAGTAACTGCCAGGCCGCAGCACGCGCTCACTGCTCACCGCCAGGGTGCCGCTGCCGGTGAACTCTTCCGGCACAGTGCCATCGTCCCAGTCCAGCGTGGCCTTCACGTTGGCCAGCGGCAGGTCCGCGTCGTCCTCGATCAGCCGTGCGCTCACGCCGACGACCGCGCCGACTCCGGTGGACGTGAGGATGCGCGGCCTTGGCACGGTGACCGCGATGTCCTGACCGTCAGAATCAAGCAGGAGGAGCATTAGCGTTTGGGGAACCAGCGACGATACACGGCTGGAGAAGGTTTGGGCGCGTTGCCGTTGGAAGCTGGCGCGGCTGGAGCGGGAGTCTCGGCGGCAGGTGCCGAAGTCTCGTTATCGTCGAAACCCTTGCGCGATTCGCCGAGGAAGGTGACGAGCGTGCGGCGCTTTTTACCAGGCTTCTCCTCGGTGAGCGTGCCGGGCTTGAGCAACGGGTTTTTGCCGAAGCTGGAGACCACCACGTCGTTGTCCTTGAGCTTCGGAACATCCGCCACGTCCTCGTTCGTCCATTTGCGCGTGATGCGTTTGATGCGCGCTGGGTCTTCCGACTGGATGACCTCGTTGAGCTGGTTCACCAGCTTCTGGCCTTCCGCAGTGCCACTGAGTTTGCTCCTGACCTCTTCCATCAGCTTGGCCTGGGACGGCGCGGGCTTGCGGTTCTTGCGGCTCTCCTCCATGCCTGGACTCTCTTCCGGCAGCGCGGTCATAAAGACGTTCACGACCTCATCGGGAAGGTGCATGTAGCGTTTGAAGACGGTCTCAACCCAGGCTTCCTTCGGGAGCTGGTACTTCTCCATCACGTCGGCCAGGATGTCGAGGACTTCGGCCTGGCTCTTGAGCATCTCCATCTTCATCTGGTCTTCGAGCGACCCGATGGGTGGCATCATCGCCTTGATGTCGAGCTGCTTCAGGTCGTGCTTGCCCTTGAGCAGTGCGTGGAAGTAGCCCAGCCATTGATAGCCCGCCACGATGGGCTTGCGGATGGATTTGATCTTCCGCAGGAACCGGATGTCCTGGGCGAGCAGCGCCTTGCCGGAAGGCGAGTCCTGGCCGTCCTTCTTGCTGCCCAGCCAGGAGCGCGGCATACCAATGATGGAGAAGAAGAGGTCGGTCAGCAGCTCGATGTCGTAAACGTCAGGCACCTGGGTTGTACCGGCGATCTTGTTGATCGCATGGGTGAAGCCCTTGGGCTGCGCCAGGTAGAGCACCGTGTCCAGCGCCAGCGCGTTGTAGAAGCTATTGAACTCGGTCGGCGTGTTGAGCGCGTCCTGCGCGCCCTGGTTGCCGAAGGAGAGCTTGGCGCGGAGCTGCTGCTTCCAGCGTTGCACCGTCTTCATCTGCTCGATGGGCGGCTGCTCCTGCACGTCGATGTTGATCGCGTAACGGTCAGGCTGGACCTGGGCACGGTGAACGACCATCTGGTCCACGGCCATCTTGAGCTTCTTGTATATGCCCTCGGCCTCGGCGAAGACCGGCTCGCCGTGCTCGCTGATGCGCAGGCGGTACATGCGGCGGAAGTGGAGGAAGTCCCAAGGATACCAGAGGTCTTCCACGTCGCGGCCCGTGTTGATGCCAACGCGCTGCACGGGCGTCTTGTTGTCCGGCATGACGAAGGCGTCGTCTTTGTTCGGACGGTGACCGGCCCAGCGGAAGCCGATGCACTTGCGATTGCGTTCCAACCAGTAGCGGCGGATGTCCATCGGATAGACGAAGGACAGGCCCATGACGCCCTCCTCCGGGGCATACTCGATCTTCTCGAAATGGTTGCCGAGCGAGGCGGTGTACCAGACCTGCGACTGGATGATGTCCTCCGCGCCGACCTTCACGAGCATCTCGTTCAGCTCTTCCTCGAAGTGCTTGTCGTTGCACTGATACCAGACGGTGCCGGGAACGCTGGCGTCCGCCTGGGTCGCCTCGTCCACGATCTCGACGAGCGCCGCCGCCATCAGATCCCACATGGACATCTCGTCCCACAACTGCATCATCTGCGCGAACGTCGTGGGACGCCGCATGACCGTGTTGTAGCGCGTCCACAGATCCGCATCAGCGACTGCGCCTGCGTCCTGGAACTCCCTGAAGAGCTGCTCGTCAGACTGGGGTGTCGCCGAGCGAGGCACCAGCGAGCCGGTGCGGAGGCCGGAGCTGCCCACCAAGCCCATGTGTTTAAGGATGCCAGTAGAATCGACGTTCACAGTTTTAACTATCGTTGGTTTACCTGGTGATAAGAACGGCAGATGCTTCTGGTTCTTTAGGGCATGGGCAAAAAGAAAAAGACCGTCGATTCAAACGTCATCTGCTTCCGGTTGGAACCGGACCAGCTCAAGACCGTCAAGGACCAGTTCACCAACTATCCAGTCGTCGGCGCGCAGTCCCTGAACCAGTACGTGCGCAAGCAGTATGTGGACATCCTGGAAGGCCGGGCGGAGCTGGTTTATCTCAACGAGGCGGACAGGCTGGTGGACTGCGAACGGTACCCTCAGCCGGTTAGCTGATCAGGCGCTCAGTCTCGCCCGTCTCAGGATTCAGTTTGAACCGCACGTCGGTCTGGAAGGTGTGTGGTGACTCCGAATCCGGCATCCGGCAGGGAATGCAGCAGACCAGCCGCTCGTTCTCAATCTTCTCCACCAGGACCAGTTCAGGCCGCAGCCACTCAGCCTGCGATTCAGCAAAAGTGTTGACGGCCATCTGCAAGGAACCGCTTCGACACTCCTTCAATGCCCAGCGGAGCACCGGGCACTTCACCTCGTCTGCAAGGTCCGGGACGTGAGTCCCTGCGGCCATTCGCGCCGCTTCGCTGACGCTAACCCGCATACTCGTAGTCCTTGCCGGGGAAGTCATCCTCACAGACCTCCAGTTCAACGCCTGTGCGCGCCGCGCCATCCTTGATGTAGCGGTAGAACGTCGGAGCACGCGGCGCGGCAATGAGACGCACGAGCTGAGTGACAACCTCCTTGGGAAGCTTCTGGAAATCGAGCTGGACCTTCCACGTCTTGGGCTTGGTGGTGTCCTTCACCGTCTGCGTGTCGGCCAGGAAGTTCATCAAGGACGGCGTGGAGAAGAGCCGCATGAGCAGGCGGTTCACGAACACGGAAATCTTGCGAGGCAGTTGGGCCTCACCTTCCTGCTCGATCAGAATTCTGGCGAGTTGGCTCTTCGTCATCGCATTAACTACGCTGCCGCATGTAGTCCCGCAGTGCCGTGCTGACGAAGCTCCGCAGCCAGCGGATGTTCAGGCGTGGGCGCACAGGCATCCATGCAGGGGTCTCAACATCGACCTTGCAAATCTCAGTCCCGTTCGCGTTCAGTGAATACGCAGTCATCTGTCTTAACTTCTGTGCCTACAAGAACAGAAACGGTGGAATTGAAGTTTGGGTCAAAGAACATTGGAGTTCAATAGTTCTTCAGGATGTGAAACTCCTGATTTTCTCCGATCTCCAAGCGACCAGCGGCCATGAACGCTGCCGCAACAACCCCAACGTGGCGCTCCAGCACTGGCGCGTGACAAAGTTTTTCAAGGACGCCCTGGCCATCTACAAGGAGCACGAATGTGATGGCGTGATTGACCTGGGGGACACTACCGACGACCGCAGCAGCATCCCGGTCCCGACTCTGGATGCACTGATGACGGGCATCGGGTCATTCCCGGACTCCCCTTGGAACATCAAGATCGTCGGCAACCACGAGCAGTACGTCCGCGATGGCAGCGTGAACACCGGGCGGCTCTTCGAGCACAAGTTCACCGTGGTGGAGGGGATGAAGGTCTTCAAATACAACAGCACGCACAAGCTGGTCTTCGTGTCGTTCGGCGTGGAGTCAGCCATCGCAGAGTTCCTCCAGGCCACCACGCAGAAATACGCCGAGACTCATGCCCTGGCGCTCTTCGGCCACTTCCAGGTCCAAGGCAGCATGATGACAGGCGGTGCGTCGCCGTCCGGCATTGCGCCCGCGCTGCTCAAGCCCTTTGATATGGCGCTCCTGGGCCACGTCCACAAGCCGCAGTCGCTCCTGCCCACCGCTCACTACGTCGGCTCACCGTTCCAGCAGAACTATGGCGAGAGCGGCGAGGACAAGCGCGTCGGCATCTTTGACTTGGATACGCTCACGATGACCTGGGTGCCGCTCACAGGCTACCCACGCTACCGCGTCATCAACTGGGAAGAGTGGGAGGGGCTGGACTTTACGTCCGAGGATCGCGTGAAGGTCATCCTGCGCACCCAGGAACAGGCCGCAGCTTTCTACGCCCATCCGCAGTGCGCCTGGGCTGATGAGGCCATCTACGAGTTCGAGCGTCCGGCTGACTCCGGGGCCGTCGTGAAAGTGGAGGAAGGCGGCTGGAGCCAGAAGAACGTGTTGGGGCGCTACGTTGACCTTAACGCTCCCGCTTTCAAGCTGCCAGTGCCCCTGGGTGAGTTCATCGAAATCGGCAAGGGTGTTGGAGGCATCACGGACTAAAAGTGCCAAGAGACAATTGGGATTCAATCGTCTTTCAGGTGCCAAGGTGAAGATCGCTAGTTATTCGCGAACAGTAAAACTTAACCAACAGGCACTACAATGAATCAACTATCGGCAATCGGGTTCAGCACGGACGCAAACGTCCTGGCTGGCTACGCGCAATCCTGCGGTGACCGTCTGGGCAACATCGACTTCATCTTCGAGAACCGTGGCAACGTCGCCGCGTTCATCAAGGTGAGCCAGTTCGATGGTGTGACCTCTCCGTCCGGCTACGCGCAGATCGGCGCTGGCAGCACGGTGGCGGCTGGCGGCTCGCTCACTCGAAGCTTCAATCTGCTCTCCAAGCGCATTGGCTTCTTCGGCTCCGGCGTCGGCGGCTCGACCAGCGTGAACATCTCGGCTGTCATCCGCAACAAGGGTGACCTCCGTGGCGCGCAGATCGACATCGTGGCCACTGGACGCAAGGGCTGGGGCTATGACTCTGCCTTCAATCGTCCTGACCTCACCAAGAAGTGGGGATCTGTCGTGGGTGTCACCACGTCCGGTGGCGTCATCGACGCTGGCCAGGGCAACTTCCGCACCGACGAAGGCGTGTAAGCGCACCGTCAGGAATCGAATCATCAAGCCGCTCCAGGTGGGGCGGCTTTTTCTTTGGCGAAGATGATCCGGCCAAGGTCGGCGTAGAATTCCTTGGTGTCGCGGGCGCAGGAGTCAATCCACTGGCGTTTCTGTTCGACGGTGGTACAGAGCCGCAGCCCTGCATCAAGGAAGTGGACTAGCACCGTCCGGTGGGACAGCAGCAGTGCTTCCAGATTCCTCAGCGGGAGGCTCAACTCGGAGACGGGAGTCATTGAGGTTTTTGCCGGGCGTGGGGTTGGGTTTAAGGTCGTGCCAGCCCGCAGTATTCTTGACCTTCATCACCATCTGTCTGGCCCCACAGAGCGGGCACTCACGGCGCAGGTCTGGATGGCGCGTGGTGCCCGCATTCTCCCAAATGAACATGCCGTTGCAGGGTTCACTGGTAACGGGAGAATTGTGAGTGGCCATGATAAAATTACCCGACCACTCCGGTGATATACTGCTCGTCGATGTAGGCGTACTCCACCTTGTTCAGCACAATCAGGTTGCAACGGTCCAGGCGCAGCGAGACCTCGTTGCCGGGTTCAATCGGCAGCGTGACCAGCGGTCCTTTCTTGACCACATGGAACTTGAAGGAGGCTCCGCTCTTGGCGTTCTCCGGGATGATGATCTTTCCCTGCTCGTTGAGCTTGGGCTGGAGGAGGCACCACTTTCCGATGGGGTCGAAAGTGTCCGCCGTCACGTTGTCAGCGTCGGTCACCTTGGCGATGAGGTCGCCCTGGAGCATGACCAGGTAGATGGTCTCCTTGCCGTCCGCGCCCACCCAGTTGATGCCGTTGCTGGCCGCAATCAGCTCGTTGGTCTGGAAGTAAACGAGATCGCCGTCCTTGACCACCATCGGGATGGGAGCCTTGCCGTTCCATTGGCCGTCGCCCACGGAGATGACTTTGCCGAGCCGGTGGATGTCGCGGTTGCGGGCGCGATCCGGGATGTAGATGCTGCCGGGCTTCGTTGGAACGTGGTCGAGCAGAACGCGGTCGCCAAAGAGGCGGACTTTGATGTCAGTGGCCGGAGTTTCAGTTGCTTCAGATTTCTTCATTTCTGATAAAGAACCCGAACGTCCTTCCCTCCGACGTTCAAACCGAGATTTTTTATGGCGTGGGCCGAGGAGGACGACATGTCGATGGACCGGCGCTTCTCGAACGCCTCCCAGGCCAGGTCCACGTCGTCGTTGGGGTCCAGGCGGCTGTTGCCCTCGCCCGCAGGCATCTCGGCCACGGACACGCGCACCCGCGAAATGCGCGGGCCGGACTTCCAGGAGGAGTCGATGGCGTCGTGGTCGTAGAGCAGGCAAATCTCCTTGAGATGCTTGCAGCGGACCAGCTTGATGATCTGCTCCTTGGAGAGACTGTGCTTGAACGCCGCCACCGGGACAATACCGTTGACTCCCATTTCGGCGATCTTCTTGCGCAGCGAGAGCACGTTCAGGATGGACTCCACCACGATGACGCACTGCGCCTTGGTCTCCATCAGCTCGTCGATGTTGTAGAGCCAGTAGCGCGAGCCGTAGGGCACCTTCTCCCGGAAGGGGAACCGCTTGGTCTTCTCGCCCGGCTCCTCCGAATAGGTGCGGCCTTGGTAGTAAACGACCGTGCCGTATTCGCGCACCGGGAAGATGCAGAACGGCTCCCACTCTGGATCGTCCCGCGTGAAGCCCGCGCCCACGTCCACGAAAGACTGAAGGTCCAGGTTTTTGCGCTTGGCCATGTTGCCGATGAAGCGCGTGTAGCAGGACTTCGGCTCAGATTCGAGCGTGGTGAACCCTGGAGGCAGCGCCAGCGTCCGCACGGGCGGCAGGAACAGCTTGGGCTTCACGTTTAGGTCCGGGAGCATGTCGGCCAGCATGGTGCCCATCCCAGCGCCCCCGCTGCTGCTGAAATGGTAGCCGAGCCTGCTGGCCCAGGCCGTGAAGTCACCGGCCACGTTGCAGCGCCAGCAGTTGGTCTTGGCGGTGCGGATGTTGACCGAGCGGTTCCCTGATTTGTCGCCACAGCCGGGCTGGGGACAGATGAACACGATCTCATGCGCGGTCGAGCGAGTCCTGATGACCTCGAACGCTCCCTCAATTTCCTGGCGTAAGACGGGGGAGATGGGCATGTATCTAAATTGTGAACTTGAATCAGTACATCGACAAAGCCAGCGCGTTTAGTGCGCCCACTCCAGAACCCGGTCACCCGGTCATTGATCGCTCGGCGCAGTCCTCCACGGCGTTTGAGTTTGCGCGGCGTGCAGCGGCACGGCCCGCCCCGGAGCCGGTCAAGCAGTTGGAGAAGATTATTCCGGTGGCCAGTTAAGGCGCAGGCGAGAGGTTGCTCTCAACGAGGCTGTTGACGAGCGCATAGTCGAGGATGTTCTCGACGTAGAAGGTTGCCTCCAGCGTGAGGAATGTACCGGCGTCGCTGTAGTCGAGGTCTCCCATCTTGAATCCGCCCAGCCAGGCGTTCTCCAGGATGTAGAGGCCGGAGTACTGGAGGTCGTTCGCAATGATGATCTTCTTCAGGTCCGTCGAGCCGGTTGTGGACAGGCGGTCGGACTGCTGCTGCAAATTGGCCTTCGCCGCCATGAGCTGCTGCTGCTGGCGCTGGCGAGCCTGGAACTGTTCGTCGCTCTCTCCCGGAAACCGTTTCACGGCCTGGCCGTTGAAGAGGTTCACCGTGTTAAACAATCCTGATGACAGCGTTGATTGCAGCGCCGTGCCGACCAGGACCGAGGAGTTGCGCGCCACGTCCAGGTCCACCGTGCGGACGTTGCCGCCTTTGAGCGTGATGAGCGTCAAGTTGAAGGCGTACTCGATCCGGTAGTCGCGGTTGAGCGCGATGCTAGGCTCCTCGCCCATTCCACCACGGCCTGCACGGATCAATTGCCGCCAGGAGTCCAGGAAGCGGTAGATGTGGGAGCTTTCCTTGTCGGAGCGGCAGTCGATGACAAAGGTCATCTTCACCGGGTCCATCGGCTCGTCCCACGACGGCATGTGATAGGGCTTGGAGTCGCGACGGAACACATCGGACTTGATGCGCAGCTCTGGCAGCGACACGGAGCGGACGAAGTAGGGCGGGACCGGCGAGAGGCGCGAGTCCATCTGCGCGCTGACGAAGGCCACCGCGTCGCGGAAATCGACCATCCACAGGTCTTTTCGTTGAGCTTCCAGGCCCGCCTGCGCTCCCCACATGTTCTTCTGGTTAGTAACGACTCTCGGCATACCCTATTTACCTCATGGACCTCTACGGCACTTACGCAGGCATTGTTGAAGCAGTGAAAGACCCGGAACGCCTCGGTCGCGTGAAGGTCCGCGTGCCTCACGTTTACGGTGGCACGGTCAAGGCCGGGGCCATCGGAACCAACGAGCTGCCCTGGGCGCTGCCTGCCGGAATGCCCGCTGGAGGCACGCCCGCCAGCGGTGGCTTCTCCATGCTGCCGGAGGTCGGGGACAAAGTATGGGTTCGCTTCCTGGATGGCGAGCCGGAGAAGCCCATCTGGGAGTGGGCCAACCAGACCATCGGCGACGTAAAAAACTTCTCCTTCCACAAATACGCCGACGAGAACGGTGCGGTCGGCAGCCCGGAAGCCACGCGCTGGACGCGCTACAGCCACGCCTTTGAGATCAACCCGGACGCGGCCCTTGCCACTACCAAGGGCGGCTACCGGCTCGTCCTGACGGACGGCGGCACCGACCAGAGCGGCAGCGCACTGCTCTCCACGGCCAAGGGCAACTTCCTGCTCCTGGACGACTCCTCGGACATCGCGGCGCTCAACACCAACGAGGACTGCTACCTCAACATCGGGGACTCACTCATCTCCCTGGCCCGGTCGTACGACTTCACGGCCACGACCGACAGCTTCACGTTCACAGCGGGCGAAGCCTTCGACGTGACGGCGGGCACGTCCTCCGCCATCAGCCTCGGCACCAGCCTCGACCTGACGGTCGGCACCACGGCGCTGTTGTCGGCGGGCACGAACATGACTCTCGCCGCCGAGGCGATCATGCAGGCGAACTTTGCCACGCTGCGCCTGGGTGCCGGTGCCGCGCAGCCATTCGTGCTGGGGACGCAGTTGGTGACCTTCCTGACTTCGCTCCTGTCCTACCTGGCGCTGCACACGCACGTCAGCGGCACGCCCGGCTCGCCCACGTCGCCGCCCACCGTGCCGATTGTTGCTGTCCAGCCACTGCCATCCCTCCTCATCTCGCAGACGATCTTCGGGCAGTGACGGGAAGTTCTCCGGTTCTTTGAGACGTGCCTATAAAGACAAATCTCAAAGACCTGCAACCCCGCCGCGAGAAATACAAGCAGGTCATCACACTTCTTTCTCGTGGTTTCACCGATCCTAAAGCGTGGCCTGGCGGCAAGCTGACAGTCTATCCTTGGGATTCTCAGGTCGATACCTGGCTCATGGAGGAATATCGGCGATCATCAGACAGCAAGGCTGGACTGCTCCACCGTGCCCTGACCAAAGTCTGCGACCTCAACGGAGGCTCCTCTGACAACTTTGTCGCGAGCGAAGTAGAAACTGTTCTGCTCGTCTCCCGTGCCATTCGTAACGCCAACGTCGTCGAATACACCAGCCCCTGCCCCGCCTGCCGTTGGGAGAACATCTCGACCATCAGCATCCCGGACGAACTCGAAAAGGTCGGCACCAAGTCCAGTGACTATCCCGGTTACGACATCATCACCCTGCCTGACTCCAAAGATGAAGTCGCCATGCGGCCACTGCTCATCAAGGACGAGAAGTTCATCGAAACCCGCACCGTGGAAGACCGCGAAGCTGTTTCCGACGACGTTCTCTACACCATTCTGCCCATCATCACTGTTGGCGGCGGAAAGCCTGAAACCAAAGAGGAGATTGTTCAATGGTACCTCGCCCTGTCCCCTGACGACGCCAAATATCTGGAGGAACAGCAGAAGCAACTGACTCCCCACCTCAACACCCTCATCCCGCATGAATGCGACAAGTGCAAGCACCCCTACAAGCATAAGCTGAGCTTTGATCAGGAGTTTTTTCGTCCGAGAGGCGATGTCAGACAGTGAACATCGTTGGAAACTCATATTCAACCTGGCCTGGGATCAGACTGGTTTGACTATTGACCTCCAAAAATTGCCCGACGTGATACTTGAGAGATTCTTAACCTGGCGGAACGAGAAAGTTGAAGCAGAGAAGACCAAATGATAGACGGTATTTTCGATACACCGAGCATCTTTGCGCGTGCGTGGTACGCCGCGATGCGAGTAGAGCCTGACCCAGCGGCGGCGGTGGAAGCCGCCCTGGTGTCAGTCGCTGCGCTCATCTCACCCCAGAGCAGGCGCATCGAAGACAAGATGGACCGGCTGCTATTCTGCTGGGATGGAGAGAATGCGCGGGACAAGGGCCGGGCGGAGAAACCGGAGCACTTCAAGGCTTCGATGGTCGTGTTCCGTGAGATGCTCACGGAAATCTTCGGCGCAGTCCACGCAGAGCATCCTGATTTTGAAGCTGACGACGCCGTGGCCACAGCAGCCCGGCACAGCGACGCCGACGAGGTGTATGTCATCTCCGGCGACAAGGACTTGACCCAGCTCCAGGGCAGCAACATCCACTACTACTGCCTCAACACGAAGGCAGTCCTCTCCACGTCGTTCATCTGCCGCAAGTGGGGCGTGAAGCATCCCAGCCAGGTGGCCATCGCGCTTGCGATCATCGGGGACCGCGTGGATGGTATTCCTGGGATTCCAAAGTGGGGTCCGGTGAAAGCCAAGTCGTTGTTCAGTTCCGTGAAGCCTCACATGGACTTCATGCAGGCGTTCCGCGTGATCGAGGCCCAGGTGCCTGTGGAGCTTCGAGAAGCCTTCTACTCGTCGCTGGAGCTGACGCTCCTCGAACGAGACCTGCCTGGTCTGCCTCCCGCGTCTGAACTGACGCTCATGCCCATCAAAGAGGCCCGTAATCTGGAGATGCCGGACTTCTTCCAATTCTACGTTTCCGTCCACTCGCGCTACGCGCCTGTGGATGTCAATTAGTGCTGTCTTCAGTTTTCTCTTGTTTACAAACAACTGTATGGTTACTGTCCATACAAATGGACACTCGCTTCATAAATGTGAACGCGCAGTCCAACGCGGTTCCTTGCCTCCCTTGTTGTGGCACTGGCCGGAACTTCAACGTGGATTGCGGATCAAATCATGCCTGTGAACCCTGCAAGGGCCGTGGGTGGATGGTGAAGACCGTCATCTTCGCGCTGTCGCCTCCGCCACCGTCGTCGAACACGACGGTCGCCCATGCCGCGTAGTCCTTGGATGGTTCCTTGAGCGACGCCTGCGTGCCTAGCTGTTTAGACACGGCAGAGGGCAAGGCGCACCGAAGGCTCAGATACAGGCGTTGGGACGCTGGCGCAATGGCTGAGACGCAGTAGGGCGCGTATCATGCAGGCGTCGCTCAGGGAATCAGCCCAGGTAGTTAAGGCGTGAAGCTCAACCTCGTCGTGCTGTTGTTGGCCGCGACGGTCTGGGCTGGATGTCAACTGCCGCCAGCTAGTCCAGCCCGTCTGTCTCCGCCTGTTGTCTCTCCTGCGGTTGCACCTGTCGCGCCGACTCCCATTGTCGCGGCAGCGGCTGCTCCTGCCCCGGTGGCTCGCCGGGCGCGCACTGCGGCAGTCCTTCCGCCTGCTCCTGGCATTCGTGCCGCTGCGGCTCCAGAGGCGGTGTTCTCTGCCGCAGGCGGTCCTCTCTTCCCGACTGTGACCAACCGCTGGCACGCACTGACCAACCGCTACCCACGTCTTGGCACCAACAGTCCCACACTCTTTACCAAGCATCCGATTCAGATGCTCAGCGACGGCACCAACTGCGTCGTGGTCTGGTGGACCTCCTACACCAACTGGACAGCCCAGTATTCCACGGACCTGATGACCTGGGCCACCATATCCAAAGGCACGACCCTGCTCACCAATGCCCCGGTCGTGGTCGTTGAATACGGATCTGGCCGCATCTTCGACAAGAAATTTTATCGCCTCATCCCCACCCCATGAAAGCCGACGCCATTGTTAAAAGACTGGTCGAAGAAACGAACAACTACCGCACGCTGGTCGCCGTGGACGTGTACGGCCTGGACGAAGGCTGGCACGCAGAGGGCAAGGTCACGATCAACTGGTCGCTCGAAATGGATGCCCGTGCCTGGGGCATCAAGGAGATGACGCCCGTAATCCTCTCCATCGAAGGCAGCGCGGAGATGACGCTCATGGCTGACACCGAAGACCAGACCAGAGAGCTGCCGCTCACCTGGCGCGCAGGCGATCCTGCCTTCACGGTCGATACTGATTTCAAAGGTGGCACGAGCATCCTCCCGAAGACTGTGGAAGTGGACCTGAAGCGTAAGCGCATGATTGTCCAGTTCTAGGGAGCATGTACGAGCTTCGTGGTCCATGCAGTGAGCGTCGGCTTCGGCACGATGTAGAGCACTCAATCGAGTCGCTCCGTCTGTTTGCCAAGAAAAACGGCTTGAAACTCGTCAATGGTTATGGAAACTCCCGTGTTAATGACCAGACCAGACGTGTCAAGATGTACCAGGGCACCAAGCTGGTCGCCAGGTTTGAACTCAAGGAAGCTCCCCGCCGCGAACAGAATCCCGTGGTGGATGATGGTGGCGGCAATGTTGATGACGGCTCCCGCAGCGATACGCGCACAGTCGTACGAAGAGAAAGCCGTGGCAGCCGTCCTGATGGCGGAAGCATGGAACCAAGGCTCTAAAGGAATGCTGGGCGTGGGCGAGGTCATCGCCACCCGCGCCCATGACAACCGTCAGACGCCGTGGGGCGTCATTACTGCCGAAGGAGCCTTCTCCTGCCTGCGCCGCCGCTCCATCGACCAGTGGATTCGCCACTTCCAGACCACCAAGGACTGGCCATCGGTCCTGGCCATCGCCCAGCGCGTCGTGCAAAAGCCCGGCAGCCTTCCCGGATTGACCAAAGGAGCCAACCACTTTACCCGCCGCGAGGAGAAGCCTCGCTGGGCCAGGGGCCATCGCCCCGTGCTCGTCCTCAAAGACCACGCCTTCTACAAGCTGCCAACTTAGTTGTCTCTTAGACAATATAGTTGACTTCAATAGTTCCTGTTATACATTGCCGGATGACAGTAGTCGAACATCCGGCGTCAGTACGCATCTCAATCTGCAATGGCCTCAGCTTTCCCATGTTTCCCATGCGACCGACTGAGGGCCGGATGCTTCGTGCCCGCAACCAGGTGACCCAGTTGCTGCGCGAGGTCGCCAAGTTTAGCTGGGTCATGCAACCAAAGCTGGTGGGCGACCGGGCCTGCCTGGCCGTGGTCAACCGCAGGGTCTATGTGCAGACCCGCCACGGCGGATGGTACAAGCACCCCATCACCAACCGGCACGATTTTGTCAGCCTGGAAGACCACACGGCCCTGGATGGCGTCATCTTCGAGAAACACTTTTATCCGTTCGAGGCGCTGGCGGTTGAAGGCCACTCGTTCCTGGAGTCCACGACTCTGGAGCGAGTGGCTGCCGCCCGCAATCTGTCGAACGTGCTCGGACATGAATGGATGTTCGAGACGCCGAACGAAGAGTGGCTCATGGACCTGTCGGCCAACTCGCCCAAGTGGGCCGGTGTGGTTCTCAAGCGGGCGGATGCGCCTTACGTCATCCAGGCTGACTCACGAACGGCGAGCCTGACCTGGATCAAGAAGCGTTGGATTTAAGACTATGAGCAAAGCAGCAATCGGAGCACGAGTGGCCTACTGTGGCCACAACGGGTGGTTCGTGGCGGACATCCACCTGATCAATGGTGTGAACGTCGTCAAGGCCAACGGACCAGTCAATGGCGGCAACCTGGAGCGTGACATGGACGAGGTGACCCACCATCTCAGCGACATGCCACGGGCCGGTTATTGGAACCCGAACATCGGCGTCTTCGTCGTGCCTGCATCCCAGGTCACACTGATTACCGAGCGTCCGATCAAGCCAGCAACCCGCAAGCTGAAGGGAAGCAAAAAGTCGTGAGCGTCACCATGTACCCGTTGCCCGTTGAATCCAGCGTGGCGGGCGGATGTTCCTCGTGCAGCTCTCGTGACCCGGTGTGGCAGATTTATTTCGGCACCTTGCAGGTGAGGGTCTGCATCGAATGCCGGACAGCCCTAGCAACGCTTCTCAAAGTGAAGCCGGTGAAGATCACACCTGTGACGCTGGACTTCAAGGAGGTCAAGGTTCCTACGGACCCGCCGCTATCGGCGTTCTCACTGCGCGGGACGAGCGACTCGCAGGTGTGGTTCGCCTCGTTCCGCGATGAACACGAGATAAGCCAGTTCCTGGACGGCTTTCGATTCGCGTCTCACATGCTCTACAATGACATCGCGCCCAATGTTAAATTTGCACCGGACAGCTTTGTGAAAAAGCTGCGAATAACTTCCAAGGGCTGATTGAACTAAACACTTGACGGCAGTATGTGGTTGTTGACAACATGGCGCACATGTCGAAGAACACGCACCTACTAACCATCGATCCACAGTTCGATTTCTGTAACCCCAAGGGCACGCTTTTTGTGCCCGGCGCTGACAAGGATTCTGAACGGCTCGCCAAGTTCATCAACGACCGTGGCGACCGCTTCGCGGACATCCACACGACCGTGGACTCCCACCAGATCATCCACATCGCGCACCCCATCTTCTGGAAAGACCCCAAAGGCAATCACCCGAAGCCGTTCACTCAGATCACGGCGGACGACGTTGCCAACGGCAGGTGGAACACGACCAACCCGGCCTGGCAGTCGCGTGGCCTGGCCTACGTGCGGCAGTTGGAGTTGGACACCCCTGACCATCCGGCGCGCTACAAGCTCTTCATCTGGCCCCCGCACTGCCTGATTGGCACTGTAGGCCATGCGCTCGTGCCTGCGGTCAGCGATGCGCTCATCGCATGGGAGACACGCAACTTCGGACAGGTGAACTTTGTGGCCAAGGGCAGCAACCTCTTCACCGAGCACTACTCTGCCGTCCAGGCCGACGTGCCGGACGACAAAGACCCGTCCACGCGCCTCAACACAGACCTCATCACTCTCTTGAGCCAGGTCGATGAGATCCTCATCACCGGCCAGGCGCTCAGCCACTGCGTCGCCAACACCATCCGCGACATTGCCGCGAACTTTGGCGATGACAACGTGAAGAAATTTACCCTGATTCGTGACACCACGAGCAGCGTGCCCACACTGGAGTTTCTCGGCGATGCGTTCATCGCGGACATGACTGCAAAGGGCATGAAAGTAACCACCACCAACGACTGGAACTGATACCTATGGCCCGTTTACTAGACACCAACCTCGAAGACCTGAATGCCGCTTCTGGCTACAAGTTCAGCGGCACAAAGATTGAGAAGCTAGGTGCCTCAAAATACACCCTCGTCAGCATCGTGTGCGATGTCTCCGGCAGCGTCGAGAAGTTCATCCGGCAGATAGAGATGATGCTCGGCACCATTGTGAAGAGCTGCGATAAGTCTGCCTTCCGCGACAACCTGATGGTTCGATTGACCACCTTCGACAGCAACCTGAATGAAGTTCACGGATTTAAGCTGCTCTCCACCATCAAGCCGACTGACTACGAAAATTCGCTGGTGTCCGGTGGCAGCACGGCGCTGTTCAACGCAGCACATGAGGCGGTGTCCGTCATGGCTGATTACGGCAAGACGCTGACTTCCCAGGACTTCCTGGCCAACGGCATCGTGTTTGTCCTCACTGACGGGCAGGATAACATTGGCGGGTGCCGTCCGTCCGATGTGGCCATGTCTGTAAAGAATGCGAAGTCGGCTGAAAACCTGGAGTCTATCCGCACCATTCTGATTGGCGTGACCGGCGATGATACGGATCTCGACTCCTACCTGCGACGGTTCAACGACGAAGCAGGCATGGACCAGTACATCGGCATCGGCGTCGCTACTCCAGGAAAGCTTGGCAAGCTCGCGGAGTTCGTCAGCCAGAGCGTGTCCAGCACGTCGCAGGCACTTGGGACTGGTGGTCCTAGCCAGCCTCTAACATTCTGATTTTGCGGTGGGCCTCACCGGAGAGTAGGCCAGAGAAACCGCTGCGCGGGTAGGCCAGGAGAGAAAACCTGTTCGCCCGCGCATTTTCTTTTATGAGCAACGAAAGAGCCACGCCCCGGCAGGTCGCCTACATGCAGGAGCGCGGCATAGATCATCCTCCGAACGTGACGAAGGCTGAAGCGACCGAAATCATCACGGAATATCAGGCGCGTCACAGTTCTGAGGGCGAACGACATTTGATGGATTTGGAAGATTGACCATGAATACTGACCACTGTTTCCGCATTGGCTCCACGCACGCCGTCTGCCAGGACTACGCCATCTCCGGCATCATTAGGTTGAAGACTGTCCCCGGAGCCACGGAAGACATCGGTTACGCCATCGTCAGCGACGGCTGTTCCGGTGCCGCGTTTACGGACATCGGGTCCAGGTGCCTGACGCACGCCGCCCGTCACATGCTGATGGTGGCTCCGAGCGCGGTCTTCAACCTTGATGCTGAAACCATCGGTCGCGTGATCATCGACAAGGCTGCCAGTGCTGTGGACCGGCTTGGGCTGACTCGTGGCTGCCTGCAAGCCACGCTGCTGATGGCGGTGGTGCGAGGCTCGAAAGCCCGCGTGCTGATGTTCGGTGACGGTGGCATTGTCAGGCAAACTCATGGCTGCCGAGAAGTTCAATGCGTCAGCTACGATGCGTCCAAGCCAGGGGTCCAAGCCAATGCGCCTTACTACCTGGCCCACCGCCTGTCGGTGCAGGACACCACGGACTACTTCTCAGAGTTTTCGCAGTTCAGGCGGACCACCATCATCGACTCATCCGGTAGCCGGACACAGGACGAGGATGCAGGCGCAGTGACGGACCTGAAGTTCGACGTGGTGGAGGGCGACCAGATTGTCCTGCTCTCGGACGGCATCGATCAGTTTTACGACGGCAAGTTTGAGAACATCCACTGGTCGATTGAGGCCGATGCGTTGACGAAGTTCAAGAGCACGCACGGAGAGTTCGTGACCCGGCGCGTGCAGGCCCACGAGCGCGTCTGCCGCGAGAACCAGGTTTCCCACCACGACGACCTCAGTGTCGCCGCCATCATCGTATGAAGACGACGCTGCGAATTGGCCAGGCCGCAGTCACGCTCTCGGATGCCAACTACCTGGCGGCTGGTGGTGAGGCGGCGGTGTACAAGAATGGTGCGGAGGCCATCAAGCTTTACCACGACCCCAAGCGCGCCATGTCCCTGGGCAAGATCAAGGAGCTGGCGCTCATCAACGCGCACAACGTCATCCGCCCACTTGAACCGGCCTATGATGCCAGCGGCAACTGCGTTGGCTACTCGATGAAGTACCTGGCTGGCACCGAGCCTCTCTGCAAATTCTTCACCAAGTCGTTCAAGGTGGAGCGCAGCGTCACACCAGCCCAGCTCGACGCGCTGCTCAAGGCCATGCAGCTCACGCTGTCGGAGGTCCACCGAGCCAAGTGCCTGGTGGTGGACCTGAACGAGCTGAACATTCTCGTTGACGCCAATAGTCTCTCCGCTCCTTTCTTCATCGACACTGACAGCTATCAGACGCCCTCGTTCAAGGCCACGGCGATCATGGCCAGCGTGCGCGACCACAATGTTCCACATGGAACATTCACGGAACTGACCGACTGGTACTCGTGGGGCGTGCTCGCATTCCAGATTTACATCAACATCCACCCCTATCAGGGCAAGCACCCGAACTACCGTCCGAACGAGTGGGAGAAACGGATGGAGAAAGGCGTCAGCGTCTTCGACAAGGCTGTGCGACTGCCGCCCGTCTGTAATCCGTTTAGCGTCATCCCAAAACGGCACCTCGACTGGTTCGAGGCAGTGTTCGCACGCAATGAGCGGAGCGTTCCACCGCTGGCGGATTCCATTGCCCCGCTCGCAGTGCCCAAGGCCATCGTCACCATCCGGGCGCACGAGAAGCTCTCCGTGACTGAGCTGCGCAGCATCGGCGCAGAGATCATCGACGTGTTCGTGCTGCGCGGCATCACGCACTGCGTCACCAAGTCGTTTGTCAAAGTCGGGTCGGCCAAGATGCAGATTGACGTGACAGGAGCACGCAAGGTGGTCGTCGGTGCGTCCAGTGCCAGGGCCATTGTTGGACTATGGAATGGAAACAGCATCACGTTCAAAACCTTGGATGGAACGATGGTTGGCACCGGCAGCGGCTCCGCCATCTTCGCTCGCAACGAAGTCATCTATGCTCAGGTTGGCGGGCGGTTGATGCAGTACAGCTTCATCGAGATGGGCACCCGCACGATCATCCAGATGAAGGAGGTCGAGAACATCTCCGCGCTGGCGACCAAAGTGTTCGACGGCGCGCTAATCCAGGACTTGCTCGGACGTGCCTACGTGACGGTGCCGTACGCCGTGTCGCGCTGCGCGACCAAGCCATGCCCGGCGCTGAACGGCTGGCGCGTGATCGAAGCAGCCGGTGTGCGCAACTGGGTTGTCGTGCTGGCCGAGCAGAAGGGCCGCTACGACCGCTTCATCCTGAAGTTCGCGGATGACTGGCAGTCCCTCGCCGTTCACATGCGTGACGAGGATGTCGCGTACGAGGCCGTCAACTTCACAACGACTTCATCAGGCACCTGCCTGCTGCTGACCGAAGACACGCTGCGAGTTTGGAACGTCGCCTGGAGTGGCCGAGTGCGCGTGTTCGACAATCCTCCAGTCGAGGCAGGCATGAAGCTCTTCAGCATCGACAACAGTGTGGCCTTTATACATGACGACGTTATCTGCCAGTTGACACTGCATCCGTGACCCGGTTCTTACGTGCTGATGAACGCCATCAGCATGGGAATCGACCGGACGGGCCAGGACGTACGACTGGACATCGACGTGTTGCTCAAGACACGCCTGCTGATTCAATCGAACAGCGGGGGAGGAAAGTCCTGGCTGCTCCGGCGCATGGCTGAGCAGCTCTACGGCAAGGTGCCGGTCATCATCATCGACCCTGAAGGAGAGTTCGCCACGCTGCGCGAGAAGTTCGGCTACGTGCTGGTCGGCAAAGGCGGCGACACTCCAGCCGACACGCGCAGCGCCGCCCTGGTCGCTCACAAGCTTCTTGAACTCCGGGCGTCTGCCGTCTGTGACCTTTACGAGATGCGAGACAGCGACCGGCATCTCTGGGTCCGGCTCTTCACCGATGCACTGCTCAATGCGCCAAAGCATCTGTGGAAGCCGACGATCATCATCGTGGACGAGGCTCACATCTTCATCCCGGAGAAAGGCTGCGGCGAGTCTGAGGCTTCTGAGTCCGTGGTCGCGCTCTCCACCCGTGGCCGCAAGCGTCAGTTCTGCGCCGTCTTCGCCACGCAGTCCCTGGCCAGCCTGCGCAAGACCGCCTCGCGCAATCTGCTCAACAGGATGATCGGCCCGACCTTTGAGGACATCGACCTGGTGCGCGCTGCCGAGCTGCTCAGCGTCCCCAACGATGAACGCAAGGCGTTCAACCTGGAGATGCGCGTGGCTGACGCAGGAAAGTTCTACGCCCTGGGCCGCGCCATCTCCAAGACCCGCGTGATGCTCACGGTTGGCAAGGTGGAGACCAGCCACGAGATCCAGAATTCCAAGTACGGCTCTGAGCCACCACCGCCACCGGAGAAGATCAAGGCGCTGCTGCCAAAGCTCGCCGACCTTCCCCGCCTGGCGGAAGAGAAGGTGCGAACCGAGGCGGAGCTGAAGAATGAAATCGCTGCGCTGAAGCGAACGCTGGCTGCAACGCCGAAGCCTGTCTCTCAGCGCATTGATGTGCCGGTGATGACAGAGGCGGACTTGGCCAAGCTTGAGGCCGTCGAAGCGTCGCTTTCAAAATTACTTGAAACGACCAACTTCATCCTGAATGGCGTGAACAGGATGTCGAAGGAGGTGTTTGACCTGCGCACCGCAGTCACAGCCCGGCTGAAGGACCAGGCACTGGTGAATGCCATCCAGCGCGCCACCGCGCCGACTCCAGACCGAATCAAGGTGGTGCCTGCTCCGAAGCAGCCCGTGCAGAACATTGTCGTGTCCGGCGACCAGGAACTTAACGTCGCGCAGACGAAGATGATGAGCGTCCTGGCTCGGCGTCAGGGAAAGACCACGACCCGCAACCAGCTCGCGGTGATGGCAGGCTACTCGTCGAAGTCAAAGCATGTGGACAACATCCTCAGCACACTGCGCAGCCTCGGCTTCATCGGAGGCACCCGCCAGAGCTTGTCGGCGACGCCAGCGGGCCTGAGCCATCGCGAGTGGCCGCAGTTGCCGACAGGCCCGGACCTGCTGGCCTACTGGGTGACCCAGGGCGACCTGTCCACCAAGGCCGCAGAGATGCTCAAGGCCGTGGCCAGCGTTCATCCCAACAGCATCAGCCGCGACGACCTCGCTGTCTCAGTCGGCCTGAGCGTCACCAGCAAGCATGTGGACAACGAGCTGTCCACGCTGCGCACGCGGGAGCTGGTGTTCGGCTCGCGCCAGGAGCTGCGCGCCAGCGAAGACTTCTTTGAATGACCTATGCCCTCGAAAAAGAAACGTAAGAAGCAGAAGGCTCCGGTCTTCGCGAAATGTGATGAAGCGGGTTCGGACGGCGAGATGACCGCGCTGGACTTGATCGAGGAGCAGAACCCGGAGGCGCTGAAGGCGGAGGGATTCGACGACTGCATTCTCGGCGTGGCCTATCGCTGCGGCAAGCTGGCCATCCTGGCCTACGACCGGCGCAAGTGCGTCGAGAAGCTGATGAAGGACGGCATGGACCATGACGAGGCGGAGGAGTTCATGGGCGTGAACGTCGAAGGAAGCTGGCTCGGCGAAGGCACTCCAATTTTTATCGAAGTTGTTCCCTGATACCGTTCTTTTAACAATATGGCTCAACCTACTGCTCCGACGACAACGCTGACCGTGGGATATTTCAACGGTCACAAGTTTCCGATCCACCTCTCCATCTCCAACCTGAACATCACGCTTCGGCTGAACCCAGGCGAGTTCATCGTGGACCGCGAACAACGCAAGATTAACGACCCCTACTTGGACCGCTACGCCGGGAAGAACCAGCTCTCCAAGGAGACGACCAAAACGCCGGTACCGCTGCTGCTCATGCCGACGTTCACGAATGCGCGCCCGGCGACCGGCGAAAGCTCCGTGCGTGAGGTCACCGAATTTGTGCAGGACGGGAAGTTTGTGCGGAGACCCGTGCTCCCCGCGCCTGCCAACATTTCTATTCCGCAGGAGAACGCGTCGTCGTACCGCGCCATGTCGATGGACGAGGCACGCAGGCTCGGCTTGATTCACAAGACCCGCGAGGTGCCAGAGAACTTCGGCGCTGAGGAGACTGTGAACGGGCCGAAGGGTGCCATCCCGGAAATCAAGTATGCCACGGACATGGGACCGAGCAGCCGCACCAAGGCACTGCCAGCCGCCGTCGTCCAGCCGCCGTTGAAGGCTACCGTCCCGGTGAAGAAGGCGCTTCCGGCTCCGAAGCCTGTAGTGCAGGCTCCTGCTCCGGTCGTGGTCGAGTCCGCGCCCGCTCCGGCTCCGAAGGCCCGTGCAGTGGCAGCTCGTCCGTCTGTCCGCCGTGTCGCTGCCGCCGTCACGCCTGCCCCGGAAAGCGCGTTCGGAAACACTGTGGTGTCCAACGTGCCGCCGCCCGTGTCCGAGAACGATGAGCCGGTCCTGGATGATGTCGAGGAGGCCCAGGAGGACTCGGAAGCCGCAGAGGAAGCTGTCGCCCAGTCTGACGAGCAGCCCGAAGGCGAATCTGACGAGCAGGCGACTGGAGCCGAGGTGCCGACCTTTGCCTGTCTCAAGGACGGCAGGGTCTTCGGCAGCCGGGCCGAGCTGGCAGCCCACATCCAGGCCAATTACCCGCGTCAGATGAAAGCTTTGATGAGCGGGTACCCGGAATGATAGTTAGGGCGTGGCAGATACATCCGCAGTAACAGGCCCGACCAGCAACGCCAGCCAACCCGTCAGGACTTCATCGGGTTCGCCTGACACGCTGCCCTTGCAGGGCTATACCATCGATCAGCTCGCGGACTACGTGGAGCGCCAGCTTGGCAAGCCCACCTGGATCGTCGAGCTGACCCGGCAGCAGGTGCTGGACTGCTGCCAGGACGCATTGAATCTCGCCTCCGTCTGGATGCCGCTCCGGCGCTACCAGTCGCTGGTGCTCGCCAAGGGGAAGTTCCGTTACATCGAAGGCGTGGACGTTGGCCAGGGAGTGGCTGACGTGACCTTCGTCGAGCCTAACCCGGTGCCGACCGAAATCTTCTACGGCAACCTCATCGAACCGGCTCCGCTCTTCCGCCTGGGCCTGGACGAATACGACACCTTCCTGCGCTGGCGCAAAACCTGGATGCGCGTCACCTCGGTACGGCCGGACTGGCTCTACGACGAGTACGAACAGTGCCTCTACATCCACAACCCCATTGAGCGGTATCACGCAGGCGTGATGACGTTCAACAGCTACACCGACACGAAGCAGTTGCGCGGTGCGGTGGCGCTCTGGGTGAAACGCTATGCCGAGGCCAAGGGCAACAAGAAGCTCGGCGATGTCTGGATGAAATACAGCGGGGCCATCCCAGGACCGGCCCAGAACCTCCAGCTCGACGCCGCCCGGCGCGACCAGGCTCAGACGGAGATGACCAAGCTCGAAGAAGAGCTGAAGGGAATGCAGCAGGGCGCTGGCATCTCCATCGACTGATCATGCACCCGGCTAAAATCGTCAGCCTGCTCCTGGAGGACGACAAGTCCGAGCTGCTGGCCAGCCCAGATCCCGACCACACTCCCTGCCTCCAGAAGTGCGACATCTGCGGCACCAGTCCCTGCACGCTGGTCCACCGGCAGTCTGACCGCGTGGTCAGGCATTTGTGCCAGCCCTGCGACATCGAGCAGTTCAACGCTCTGCTCGACCGGCGCTGATTAAACAATACAGTTGACGGCCATCGTGGACATGCTACAGTGGTGGCATGAAGACGACGTTAATCGGACAAGCTAACCGGGAACTCAGCAAGGCCAAGCGCGAGCTGGACCGGGCCAAGGACTCTATCAATGACGAGCTGCGCCGCATCAACAAGGGCGACGCCTTCGCCCAGTGCCAGCTCTGGAGTGACCTCTATTACGCCTTCCCCAACAGCAAGCAGATCAAGGGCTACCTGGTAAAGCTTGCGAAGTTTACGGCCAAATACCCGCAGCACGAGGCCACCCTGTCTGCCTGGGCGGCAGTGATCACTGCCAAAGCCCAGGCCACCGAAGAATGCCAGGCGGGCGTGGAAAAAGCGAGGGTTGAGACCCTTCAAAAGCGCGAGGCCAAGGCCGCTGACAAAGGCGACCAGAACCTCATCGCGGCGCTGGCTGGTCCTCGTGAAGATTACCGTGTCCGTTGCGTTGATCTTCTCCGCAAGGACATTGAAACGGCGGAAGCCAAGCTGGCCAAGAACGGCCATGACCTGAATGCAGCGTATCCGTCTCCGGTTCGCGGGGAGGAGCCGCTGACTGCGCGATTTAAGGTCGAAGCCAGGAGATTCGTCGGGCAGTTCTTCCGGTCCACGGGCCAGGGCAGCTATACGGCTGGCCCTTATATCGTGGTTCGTCGGGACGACAACGAAGCCGTCATCAGCGCCCTGGCCGACAAGATGGTGTCAGCCCACTTCGACGGCTACATCTACAAGCTCTCCCACAAGATTGGCAAGCCGGTCGCCACCGCCACCCACACCGGGTCCATCTGGACCAACTGCGTGCTGGTTGTGACATGCCAGGACGGTGAGACGCAGACCTGGCATACGCAGTGCATCTTCAACACCTCCGTGCTCGGTCGGGTGTTCAACCAGTGGCCGACGCGCCGCCAATCGTAACCAGCTTATGGACGCACATTTGAAAGTGTTTTGCATCAGGGCCAGCGGCAAGATTAAGCCCAACATGATCCTGGCCTACGACATCGCCGAGGCGATTGTCCTGTTCGCCGAGCGTTATCCAAAGTTCGTGCGGCACAAGAAGACGATCACCCAGATCGACAAGCCCTGCATCTTATATTAAACAATAGTGTTGACGGCTATCTAATCCGTGCAACATTGAGGCATGACTTACAACATTCACGAACGAAACCTGGACCAGCTCAAGCAGCAGGTCGCCAAGCTGGCCCGTCGTGCCGAGCGCCTCAAGCTCCCTTCCATCACCCTGACGGTCGGCACCTGGACCAACGTCGCCAACCCCGACAATGCCAATGACCTGACGCGGGTGTACTCGGTTGAAGTGACCGGCGAGGCTCCGCGCATCAATGGCTGGAAGTTCGTCGCAAGCATCTTCCACGATGAAGCAGGCAATGTGGTGCGCCACGCCTGCGATGAGGCGGCGGTGCCGGAAGCGTTTACGATGAAGCCCGGCTGTGACCACTGCAAATCCAGGCGCAACCGCAGCGCGACGTTTCTTCTGCGTCACGAGGACGCCCGCGTCATGCAGGTCGGCAGCACCTGCCTGCGCGATTTCCTCGGCCACGACTGCCCGCATAACGTGGCATCCTGGGCTGAACAGATGCTCGGAGTCTCTGAGCTGTGCAGCGCGGCGGAGAACATCACCTGGCTCGGCGGTCACATCGGCAACCACCAGCGGTTCGTCCGCCTGTCGCTGGCCGTCTATCTCAACCACGTCGCAGAGCTGGCGTTGCAGTTCGTCTTCACGGGCCGCAAAGATGTCGATTCCAGCAAGGGCCAGAAGACCACGGCGCAACTGGCCTTCGACGCCATGTTCCCTTACAAGGGCACCTGCGAGCACAGCGTTGTGATTCCCACGGCTGTCATGCCCAGCGCCGCTGCGGTGAAGCTCGCCGAAGAGGCTCATACCTGGGTGCTGCGCCGGTTCCGCGCCGATGGCGACCTGGCCGAGACGGGCGATTACGACGACATCAAGCTGGAGATGCTGACCGAGCCAAACGACGGCCTGTCCGAGTTCCAGCTCAGCCTCCTGTCCGTGGCCCGTCACGAAGTCATCTCGACCGGCGCGGTCGGCCTGGCAGCCTGGATCGTGGGTGCCTATGTCCGGCACCAGGAGAAGCTCCGCATCGCCGCCGAAGAGGCCAAGACCAGCAACCACGTCGGCAAGGTCGGCGAGCGGCTGCGTGGCCTGGTGCTTCACTGCTACGACTTCAAGGAGTGGGAAACGTCCTTCGGCTGGCAGACGCTCTACAAGTTCAAGGATGCGACAGGCAATCAGTTCACCTGGAAAACCAACAGCTCAGTGCCAGACTTGGAGGTGGGCAAGACCTTCACGGTCACGGCTACAGTGAAGGAACACAGCAATTACAACGGCGTACCTCAAACCTCTCTCACACGATGCAAGACGACCCTAATCCCGAAGTAAAGACGGTCTCCCTACAGGAGATCCTGACTCCAGCTCAGATGGAGCACGCGTGCAACCTGATGAACCAGTATCCCGACGACGGTGAGCTGGCTGCTGCGCTCAAGGCTTACCTAGAGCAGTTCAAGGACGAGCTGCTGGCCAAGGGGCTGGTGGTGGACTACCTCGCCTACATGCTGGTCGCGGCAAAATACAAGGCCATGAACAATACTGTTGACTTCCGTGGAGAGTTCGGGAAGAACTAATGGCGTGATACCCCTAATCATCGACACGGCGGTGCGTGAGAGGATCGCAGCGGTTAAACAGCACGCTTCCTGGAACATCTTTACCAGGGATGAGCTGAAGAAGATGATAGAGACAGGTTACGCTCCTGGCAGTGAAGGCGAGTTCGTGGTGATGATACACGTCGGGTTCAAGGTCGTTTATTCACAAGAGGAGCACCCCATCGGGCTTTGTCACCATCTCTCCGTCTCACTGAACGCAGCGCACCGGGCACCATCCATCCCTGCGGTGGAGATGATCATGGAGGAGTTTGGTTTTGCGCGGCCCCTGAAGGACTGCGTGGTCTGGCTGGACCAGGGCGTCATCGTGAACGTCGTCGCCCCCATCAATTCTGAATCACACTTCCCGCCTGCTTCCAACGCACCCAAAGACGTGTCGCCATGATGTAGCAGAGCCTCCGTTTGTAGTCGTGGTGGATGCCGTCGTCGGTCAGCACGCGGTCGTAAATCTCACACAGTTGGGCGTCGGTCAGTTGGGACATCTCGCCGAACTCGGCCTCCATTTGCTGGATCTTGCCCCAGGACGTATTAGCCCAGAGTCTCGATAAGAGTGCGCGCACGGCTTTCACGGATTCGTTCTCCTGTGTTTTTGCGCACCTGCCGGGCGCGGTCATCCCACACTGCAATGGCCGATGGGGTCTTCTCGTTGGTCACTTCCAGCCCCTCCAGGTCGTGGTCCTTCAACCACTGCTGAATCAAGGGAAGCTGCTTCTCCCGGCTCTCGTCGGCGACGCGGGCCGTGAAGATTTTCACCTTCTTGCCTTCGCGGTGCCAGCGACGCACCCGGTCCATCATGGCCTGAATCGGCGCTCCAATGGTTTCGATGTCGCCATTGTACTTCGCCAGGGTTCCGTCCAGATCAACCAGGATGTGTTCGTCAGTCATTTTATGTCGAAACTAACTAGCTGAGAGCCATCGAAGTCGATGCCCAGGGACGGCCCGGACTTCACAATGTCCTCGTTGGACAGCTCGCGGCACTCCACCGGCACACCGTTCCAAAGCGGCGCTGCGGTGCGCTTAACGGCCATCCCCACCATCGCGAGCGGCGTCATCACGATTTTCTTGGGGAGGCATTTGTGGCGCTTCTGGTACTGCTCCACCATCTGGCTTAGTAGTTTCATTCGTGTTCATCAAGTTCGAGGCATGTTCCTGCCAGCTTTCAATGAGCTGGCCCTGTTCCTGTAACAACCCGCACAGGATCATGATCGGGGCTACCCGGTTGGCTGCCTGCTGGCTGCGAAGTTTCAATACCAGGTGCTGCTTATCCAGTTCTTTGTTCACGTTCTAAAGAACACATTATGACGCCAGACTTTTCTCTCGCCTACACAACCTGCCGCCCTCACCTCATCAAGCACGTCACCGACCTGTGGAACAGCCGTGGCCTGCGCCAGAGCCATGAGTTCATCATCGCCGTGGACAACGTGCCGGAGCTGGTCGCGGCAGCCATGACGGCAGCGCAGGGCGTGCCCAACGCCAAGGTGGTGATTCAGGACAGCCAGCCCTACGACTGCGTGAAGGGCTGGAACCTCGCCGCCGCGAACGCCACCGGCAAGGTCATCATCGCCGTGGCTGACGACTTTGTGCCACCGATGAACTGGGACCAGGGGCTGCTCGACCTTGAACCCAAGGGCTGGCAGGACGGCGAGTGGGTCGTTCACACCGAAGACGGCTACGTCCACGACATCTTCGTCCTGGGCATCATCACCCGCAAACGCTACGAGAAGTTCGGATACTTCTTCTACCCCGGCTACGAGTCGATGTTCTCCGACACCGAGCTGACGGTCACCGCCCAGCGCGACGGCGTGGTCATCGAAGCCCGGCACCTGCTCTTCGAGCACATGCACCCGGATGCGGGCAAGCGCCAGCGCGACAGCGCCGACGTGCGCCATGCGTCCTCCGACCGCTGGAACCGGGGCGAGATGCTCTTCAAATGGCGGCAGGCGCGTGGCTTCAAGGTGGACATGGGGCCGAAGGCCGCTCCTGAAGTGGCCGCTCCGCCAGCGCCGGTCAATCAGCCCAGCGCCTCCGGCTACTCTGGGCTTGCTCCCGTACAGTCAGGCCGAAAGTGGGCAGCCTACATCCAGGTGACCAAGGACGAGTTCTTCCTGTTCGACATCTGTCAGCGGCTCTTCGAGGAGGGCGTGAAAGACTTCTTCTTCTGCATCCCCGACGAGTACTGGGCGGGCAATCCGACGCCGGAAGCTGACATCAAGGAGCTGATGAACATCGCAGCCCAGCTCGGCAACATCGGTGCCCGCGCCTGGACCAAAATCTTCGACGTGTCGGTCTATCGCTACCCTGGTGATACGCGCCTGCGCACCGAGACTCGCGTCCGCAACGACAGCCTGTGCTGGATTCGCTCACAAGGCTTCCGTGACATCCTGATTGTGGATAGCGACGAACTCTGGATGCGCGGCACGCTCCAGGTCATCGAAGAGGCCGTGGCCCGTGGCGCAGTCGCCATCAGCTCGCCCATGATTCCGGTCATTGGCACGCCCGGCTACCCAGTTGAGCGCGCCACCGACGTGGCCATCGTTTACATCGGTGGCAATGCGGTGTTCCAGGAGTGCCGCTCGCCCATGATCAAGCCGGTCCAGCTTCAGATCCCCTACGTCATCCACTTCACCGCCACGCGCCGCACCCTGGAAGAGACCATCATCAAGCTGCGCTCCTCCGGCCACTACGATGACCCGCAGTATGCCTTCGAGCTGTTCATCGAGAAGGTGCTGCCGAACATCAAGCCAGGCTTCACCTACACCTGGCCCACCGGCCACACCGGCCTGCATTTCTACCTGCCGTACCAAATCTGGCCTTCGGTGCGCAACTGGCGTGCTGAGGAGCGGAATCAGATCCCCAAGGCGCTCTGGCCGCACCTCGGTCAGATGCCCGAATAAATCCACGTTAAACAATACTGTTGACACCCATGCAACCGAACAAATCACCGCATCATTCCACCTGGCACGTCGTCACGGTCAACTCCCCCGTGATGTGGCAGCGCAACGAGGACGAGACCTGGCTGCTCAACCCCAAGCGCCGCTACATCCTCAACTCGGACCACATCGCGCATCTGAGCCAGTGGATTGAGTCGGTGTCGGACCTCGAAGGGATCGACTGCTACCGCAAGCTCCAGGCCGGGCAGAACATCTCCAACGCCAACATCCTGGTGGAACGCTACCGCGACCGTGGCATCGGCGACCTGCTCTTTATGACGGGGCCGCTCAACTACATCCACCACGTCAGCGGCGGCATGGCCAAGATCGACATGTATTCGCTCTCCGACCGTGGAGCCATCCTGACCGGCCACCCGGCCCTGCATCTGAAGACCACGCTGGCAGGCCCGCTCCAGCTTGAGGACTTCCAGCACTACCACTACCAGTGGATGGTCAATACTGTGACGGAGTGCAACGAGGAGGCCGACCAGTTGAACGTGTACGACGCGCTCTACCGCAACCTGGGCTTCGATCCGGCCAGTGTGCCCGCCGACTTCAAGCGGCCCAGCGCCGTCCTCACGCCCGACGACGGCAAGCTGCTCGACCAGTTCCTCTATTTCATCTGGAACGAAAAGCAGTTGGACCTGCGCCGTACCGGCTACTACGTGGTCGCGCCGCTGGCCAATAGCAGCCTGCGTGGCAAGCCCTACAACGACTGGCTCGTGCTCATCAAGGAGCTATCAGCGCGCCGCCCCGTCATTGTGGTCGGAAGCCTGCATCAGCGCCTGCCTCAGATGGGCATCAGCGTGGGTGAGTTCAGTGCCCAGGTCGGACGCGTTAGCAACACGGTCATCAACGCGCTGGGAGCCACATCGCTGCGCATGTTGATGGCGGTGATCAACAAGGCCACCTGCGTCTTCTCCCTCGACAGCGCCTGCCTCTACATCGCCCAGTCGTTCCGCGTTCCGGCCATCTCCTACTGGGGTCCGCACGACCCCGGCGTCCGCATCGGCTACGACAGGCAATACATGGACCTGGCGGTCTGGAACCACGAAGCCTGCGCGTCCTCGCCCTGCTTCGCCTACTCCGCGTTCCCGGCCCACAAGTGCCCGCTGGGCGACCGCCAGGTTGCCTGCGAATGCCTGTGCGGCATCCCGATGGAAAGCACGGTCCAGCGCCTGGACTTTGTGGAGAAGCAGCACGCGGTTCTTGAGTTCAAGAAATCGTGAAACCAAAGCTCCCAAGTGTCGGCAAGCTTCGTCTCGGCGAAGACGATGATGTCATCGACCTGGACTACTACTTGTCCCAGGACTACGAGGACATCGTGGCTGCCAGCCAGGAGCTGCCTGCGCTCATCGAGTGGATCAACGCCCGCCTGCAAGAAAACATCGAGCTGAAGATCATCACCAAGCAGAAGATCCGCAACGTGGAGGCGAAGGTCTTTTTCAACCTGAAGAATGGCGATTTCATCGAGAAGGGCTACGGCCCGAAGATGACGGACAAGGCGCTCGAACGCGCCATCGCCCTCGATCCAAAAGTTGAAAGAGTGTGGGAAGACTTCGCCGTTCTTAGCGGGTGGGTCAGCCGGTTGCAAAACCTGCTGAGTAGCTTTCAGGCCAAGCTCGATCTCGTCCGCAGCAGTGAAGCGACACGCAGAAAACTTGAGCCTGATGAAAACAATGATGATGACGACCGTTCTTAACAGTAAACAAACACAAACCCAGTTATGCTGACAACCCTACCCTCCAATATCATGGCCAACATCGCGAAGGAGACGCGATACATCGACACCACCGGCCATAAGACCCGTTCGATCAAGCTCAACAAGGGCGACTCCTGGTTGATCCGCTTCATCCCGAAACTGATGGGCAAAGCGCCTGACCAGATGTTCTACGCCCGCGTCGCCAAGCACTGGATGAACAAGAAGCCCGTCACCTGCCCGCGTCATACGGACGTGGCCTTCGGTGGCGACCCCCACGCCTACTGCCCGGTCTGCGAAGTGGCGGAGAAGCTGATGGACAGCTCGAACAAGGCCGAGGCGGACTACGCCTACTCCTGTCGCGCCTCCAGCCAGTGGCTCCTGTGGTGCATTGTGCTGGAGAAGGGCAAGGGCGAGGCCGAACCGCTCTCCGAGGTGCTCGCACCGTACGAGTTCTGGATGTACAAGCCCATCTACGAGGAGTTCATTGGCTACTTCAAAAACAATCTGCGCCGCACGCCGATGTCGATCTTCGACTACAAGCTGGGCAACGACTTCGCGGTGACCAAGACGGCCAAGGGCACGCGCCTGGACAAGCAGGACAGCGGTCCAATCTTCGACCTGGACGACAAGAAGTTCGAGGCCAACATCGACAAGATTGAGGCGGCGTGCAAGGAACCCAAGCCGCCCAAGGCGACGGAGAAGGCGCTCGAAGAGTTTGCAGACAAGCTCGAAGAGAACGCGAACAAGGCCCGCAATGGCCGCTCCACTGATGAAGGTGACGAGCGTGGCAGCCGCCGTGGTGGCGGTGGTGAAAGCCGTCGCAATGCCGACGTGGAAGAACAGGACGAGCAGCCGGTGGCCCGTGGTCGTCGTGCCGCTCCTGCGGATGAACCGGATGAACCGGAAACCGAGACCGAAGTGGAAGCGGAAGCTGAACCTGAAGAACAGGCTCCTCCGCGCCGCCAGGCCCGCGCCGCCGCTCCCGCTGAGCAGGAAGACACCGCGCCGCCTCAGCCGCGCCGCGCCCGTCCGGCTGCCACTGAAGAGCCAGCCGAACAGCCGGTCAGTCGTCGGCGTGCTGCTCCCGTGGAAGCTGAACCCGAACACGAGCAGGACGCGGATGCAGAGTCAGACGCCGACGCTGAAGCAGACGCTGGCGTAGCCCCGGCCCGCGCCGCCGCTCCGACCAAGACACCGCCTCCGGTCAGCCGCCGCACTCCGCCGCCCGCTGCCTCGCGTGCTCCCGTGGAAGCGTCGGACGACGACGCCAACCAGCAGGCTGACGAGACACCGGCTGCTCCGCGCCGTACTGCCGCCGCTGCCCCGCCGCAACGCCGCGCAGCTCCCGCTGCCGCTGCCGACGAAGCTGAAGCTGAGCAGCCGGTTGCACGCCGACCGATGGCCCGCACATCAGCCGCCGAGCCGGTGGACGAAGACGAAAACGTGCCGGAAGAAGCCACCGACGCTGCGCCTCCTACCAAGGAAGACGCTGACGTGGACGAAACGCCGGTACCTCGGCGCACAGCCGCCGCTCCTGCACGCCCAGCCGTGGCAGGTGCCCGGTCGGCTGCTCCTACGGGCGCGGCCAGCAGCCGCCTGATGAGCCGCATCACCTCCGCAGCCAAATAGCTTATGGCCAAGGCGAAAACCAAAGATGATCTGACGAGCAGCATCATTGCTGGCATCCGGTCAGTGTCTCCAAAGAAAGACGGTGCCAACGGGTTGGTGGACATCGGTCGCAGCACTGACAAGATCCTCAATCGGGTTTCGCATGTCCTGAAAACGGGGATCGCCGCCTTCGATGAACTCACGGGCGGCATCCCTTTCGGGAAGATTGTTGAAGTTTACGGCCTAGAGTCCTGTGGCAAGACCAACCTTGCCCTGCGCCTGGCCTACAACGCACAGATCAAAAACATCCACACCATCACCCGCGAGGACGATGGCTCCAAGTCAGAGACGGTCGTTGACCCGAAGACCTGTGACGTGGCCGTGCTCTACATCGACAACGAGCAGAGCCTGGACGACGACGAGAAGCAGGTGGTCAACGGCGTGACCCTGGACCTGGCCATCGCGTCCTGCGACACGGTGGACATCATGTTCAAGATCATCGAGAACGCCGTGAGCAAGACGGAGGAGCGCGAGCTAAAGACGGGACGCCCACAGTTCCTGGTCGTGGTCGTGGACACCATTGCCTCCACGTCGAGCAAGGAGGAGCTGTCAGCGGAGTGGGGCAAGGACGACTACTCGCGCCAGGCCAAGCAGCTCCGCAAGGGATTCCGCATCCTCAATCGCCGGTTTAGCCGGGCCAACGTCTGCGCGGTCTTCACCAACCAGGTGAGCGACAAGTTCGGGGACGCGGGCGCGAAGGGACGGCCCAAGTCCATCAACCCGGCAGAGCTGGACTTCACCAGCTTCGGCGGGAAGGCGCTGCGCTACTACAGCACCCACCGGATTTTCATGTTCCGGCTGATGAGCAAGTACCGCATCCACGAGAAGCATCAGTTCGCCGATGGCTTCCTGGTCGGCTTCTACACGACGAAGAATCGTCTGCGCAAGCCCTGCCGCGAGGGCCGCATGGCGCTGCTCTTCGACACGAAAAACGGAGGTCTCAACGACCTCTACTCCAAGCTGGAGACGATGACCTACCTCAAGGCCATTGAATACGACGACGGCGAACTGAAGTTCAAGTTCAAGAGCCTTGGGATCAAGACCACGACGTTCGCGGCCAAGGTCACAACGCTGGAGGAGGACGACAGGACGGTGAGCAACCGGCGCGACCCGTCCATCAAGAGGGCCGAGTGGCCGCAATTTTACCAAGACCACAAGGCTGACTGTGATCTGCTCTGGACCAAGGCGATTAGCATGGCCTTTGCAGACCGCCCTGACGCCGACGTGGAAATTAACGACGACACCGACATCGACGACGACAACGACCCCGAAGACAAGGACTAACCATGCCCATCGAATACTACGCAGACCCTGCACTGACCGAGCTGGTGAACAGCGTGCTCGAAGACAAGGCGCACACTGAGTTCAAGCCGATCCTGGAACACAGCATCTCCATCGGGAGCTGCTTCAAACTGAGCACCGACAAAGAAGGCGAACCGAAGGCAGGCACTGGCCCGACCGTGGTCGTGCAGAAAGTCTCACCGACCAACCGTATCTTCTCGGAAGCTGACTACCTGCTCGTCATGGACGCGCACGCCTACAACGGCGCAACGCCTCACCAGCAGCGGGCGATGATCCATCATGGCCTGATGAAAATCTCCGTGGAGGAGAAGAACGGTCATGTGAAGAAGGGAATGCGCAAGCCGGACATCGTGGAGTTCAACACCACGGTCACGCGCTTCGGAACGTACACCGAGGATCTGCTCGGACTCAAAGGCGTATTCGACGAGGTGCTGGGGAACATCAGCACGCTGCCCAAGAAAAAGTGAACAGACTGTTAGCATCTTGTGCGCAGTTTTATCTCGCCCTTGATGCGGCAGACCTATAGCAAAGTAGCCGAGCATCGAACCGCACCAACAAACCAAAGAAATATCGCTATGTCATTGGACGAGAGCACGAAGCATCCTTCCTTCATTCGCTACCAGCGGGTGGAGACGATCCTCAAGACAGAGCCTGCATTCAGGGCAAAAGTCGCCATAAAGACCGAGATTGTGATGAAGCCAGACGGCAAGCAGCACAAGTTCTCGGAAGGCGTCGTGAAGACGACCGAAGCCATCCACGCGGCTGGCCTGGACCCTTACAGCATTGCGCGTGGTGAAGTCATCAAGTATGCCATGAAAGTCATTGGCATCGGAGCAGTCAATAACAATGGACAAGCAGAAGTGCAGGCTTCACCTTTGTCCCCACCGAGACCAGCAGCCAAGACTAAACCGAAGCCCGCAGCCAAGGTTGTCGCCAAGCCCGCAGTCAAAGCAAAGCCTGAGAAGTCTGTGCCAGCCGCCGAAACAAAACTGCCCGCAGCGCCGAGTGAACCGAAGGACGACATGCTCTGTCCTGAAGTGGCCGTTTACAGCATGTTGATGGGGGCACGCACGCTGGCCGAGAAGCACGACAAGAAGGCAGGCTTCGAGAAGCGCATGAAGGCTCTCGAAACGCTGGCCAAGGAGTTCCGGGATCTGGCCAAGATTTGATGCGCAAAAAGACCACCAAATCCACGAAGCCCGCCAAGCCCCAGAGCGAGCACATCTTCGCTGCCTCCCAGCTCACGCCGCTGGCCGTCCGTTGGAAGGAACTCAACGCGGCCAAGCGGCACAAGGAGGCAATGGAGGTGCTGGAGCAGATCGTCATTGGCAGCACGGCGATGTTCGAGCGGCTGGCCCAGTACGAGGACTACCACTACACGGTGGACCTCCCGATGCTGGTGTCAGCCGCGCAGGAGAAGGTGGTGAAGTGGCTGCTGCGCTGGCAGCCGCGCAAGGGCCGGTTGTTCTCATGGTTCAGCAAGTGCGCCAAGAACGCGTTCCGCTCGGAGGTGGTCAAGGTCAGCCAGTATCGCAAGCGTTTCCACGTCACCAGCGACAACCTGGAAAAGTTCTACGGGATGGACGACCACGAGGTCAACAAGCTCGACCTCGCCAGGGATGTCCGCAGCCGCATCGACGCCATGACCTGCCGGTGGGGCGACCCGCAGGAGATTGGAGCCGTCCGTTTCCTGATCGAGTCCATCATAATGGACGATCACGACAAGCACGCAGCGGTCAAGAGCGCGGCCTGCGCCTGGGGCATCAGCCTCGAACTCTCCCGCTTCTTCTACAACTGGTCGCTCGTCGCCCTGCGCCAGCAGCTCTATGAGAAGGCCCGCGTCCCGTTCACGGAGCAAGACCTCATCCGGGCCGCGCACAGCTACACCTTCCTGCCTGATCTGATCGACATCATCGGCGTGGACCAGACCAGGAAGCTCATCGCCATCATGGGCGGAAGCCGCTTCCGTCTCCCCACGATGGCGTCCATCACCAAGCTCAAGGACGATCATCAGCTTCACCACGAGCTGGCGATCAGTGACCAAGATCCTGATTCCTTTGCTGGCGTTGCTCGCAAACGCAAGCGAACTCTGCGGACAGCAGAGCAGATATTCCACGAAATGACCGATACCATTGACCCTCGCCGGTCTGGAGAGCACGAGATATATGGCAACGACTGATGTATGGGAAGACACGACGCCACCGGCTGAACAGTTGGGGCTGGTGTTTCAGAATCCGCGCTGGCGTCCGCCTGTACTGGAGGAGATGAAGCCAGACCTGGACCGGCTCATTGCCTCCATCGCACAGGGCTATGTGGACGGCACCTGCCAGTCGCTCCACTTCGACGAGCTGGTCAGCGAGGGCAACTCCAAGCTGGCGATCCTCATCAGCAAAAACTACCTCGTCAAAGCACCGAGCCGGTCGAAATTCTTCGGCCTGTTCAAGATGTCCTACACCAACCACGTCCGCTCGCTCGTGCAGAAGCATCGCTTCACGCAGAAGCGCACGGGCGTGAAGCCGCCTCCGCGTGACGCGCTCTTCACCGGCCAGGAGCACGTCAAGAACGTCGAGGTGTCGCTCAACGACCCGGACGCTGGATTGCAGGTGGCCGACGCTGCCGCTCCTTCGCCCGACACTGATGAGGCGGATCTGGTCAACGAGTATCGCTCGCTGCTCACGCCGCTGGAGGGACTGGTCTTCGACCAGATGACCAACCCGAACAACCTGGCTCTCCTGGACGCCCAGATGGAGTCATGGCTTGGCCAGCGCCGTGGACGCGCCGTGAAGGTCCGTCACAAAAATATGGCGTATGGGATCGGAATCGACGTGGAGTCGTTCGACCAGGCGGTTCTTTCAATACAGCAGAAGATACTTTCCCATCGATCTATGGACGACAACGCGCAACTGGAAGAGAGCCGCCGCAACGCCGCAGTGGTGACGCTCTGTCACGTCTTCGGGTTGCAAATCCCGCCCAACACTGACGAGAGCCTGGTCCGACGAATGTTCACCGTCGCTGCGCGCTACGAGCACGACAAGGTGGACACCCAGGTCACCGAACTCCTTCGCATGGTCGGGGCCAAGGTGCCGGAGATGCGGACGGACGGCACGATGGGCTGCCACGGCGTCCTCTTCAAAAAGAACCATCCCATCTGCAATGCGTGCGACCTGCGCAAATCCTGCGAGGTCGAGGCCGCAGCGTTCGGCCTGGACAAGATCGTGCCCAGTCCAAAGCTTCTCGGTGTGAACCAAGTCCGGGTTCCCTTCATCTCCGACCACGCCACCGCCACCAAGTCCACCGTCCCGGCCATCAGCAAGCGCGACAGCGAGATCCTCAGCTTCCTCCAGGCCAACTACAAGAAGGCCGTCTTCCGTGGCGAGACCTTCTTCGAGCATGGTGCTGCGCCCAACGCGAAATACCTTTTCTGCATCACCAACCAGACGCCGCTGGCGCTGCGCTTCTGCACTCCCGGCAAGAAGATGCAGGCCAAGCTCCGCGTCGAACAGCAGCGCGGCCGTACCGCCTGGATGGTGCCGTCCGACCTTCCGACTGACCAGGTGCTGGAGCTGATGAAGGAGCACCAAGGCGCATGAATCCTCCCGTCCCGCCGCCAGAGCCGCCGATGTCACGTCGTCAGGCGCTGCTCAAGCTCGGCTTCTTCCAGGTCATCGACGCCATTTACCTGGTCGTCATCCTTGGCTTGATCATCACCGCAGGTGTGCGCGGTGGCCTCCTTGGCGGCACGCCCGTGGAGTTTCTGTCCTGGCTCGTCGTCGCGCTGGTCGTCGGTCAGCTATGGATCATCACGCTCTGCTTCCGCGTCTCCTGGTTCATCCTCGCGGCACAGGCCGACATCAACCTGCTGCCTGAAGCAGCGGCGCGCATCGTCCTCGGCTACCAGCAGAAGCAATGAAGCCGCAACCAGTGCTGTCCCGCAGGGTGCGCTGGAGCCTCTGGTGGCATGAGCTGACCACCGGCCACCGCGTCAAACGCATTCACCGTGGCGGCAAGCTCATCTTTATCAACTGTGAGAAGTGCAACAGAACCTTTTGGTGGAATCGGATGTGGTGACCTATGAAGACAGCAATCGCCGTACTAACTTTTCGTCGTCACTACGTCCTGCGTGAGACTCTCGATGGTCTCCGAAAGCATTGTGGCCAGTATCCACTGGCGGTGTTCGAGGATCTCGGTCAGCGCGACGGCACCGAAGACTGGCTCTGTCCTTCTGGCACCTTCCGTCTGCACCGAAAGGATCTGGAGGCCGAGCAGTCGCGGATGCCTGAAGAATTGCAAGGCAGCAACGGCAACTGGCAGGTGTTCCTGGCGACGCGCAACCTCGGCGTGTCCGGCCAGTCGAACCGGGCGATCAAGTGGTTCATGGAGGAGACAGACTGCGACCATCTCTGCCTGCTCAACGACGACCTCCACGTCCTCGGCAACTTCGCGGACTTCTACGCCCGTGGTCATGCGGACCTGGGCATTGGCTTCTTCTGCTTCTGCGACTTCACGCGTGAGGACTACCGCTGGGTCACGGTGCGCCAGCGCGGCTACGGTGTGAAGCTCCTGCCACGGCTCACCGGCATCATGTGCAGCATGACGCGGCAGCTCGTCAACAAGATTGGTTACTTTGACATGCGCTTCGGCAAATGGGGCCAGGAGCACTGCGACTACACCTACCGAGCACGCTTCGTCGGTGAAGTCAGCCTGGACT